TTTTTCTTTTGTTTAGAAGTTTTTAATCTTTTTAATATTGGTTTTGCTATATGATCAGCAAAAGCCTCAACTGTTAAAATATATTTCACATTAATCTATATCATTTATCTGTTCATCTAAGAACACTTTAAAATCTTTATCAACATTAACTTCAATATCTAAATTATACATTTCAAAAACATATCTTTTTGTATCAAAATCAAAATCTATTGCTTCATTTTTTTTCTTTTTCAAAACTGCTGCAGCTGTTGCTGCTGCACCTACTGCACCTGCAGCTATTGCAAGTTTTTTGTTTTTCTTTACAACTTTAGCAGCACCTTTTGGAATATTTTTTATTTTTCTTTTAATCCATTTTCCCTTTATATCTTTCTTTCTTATATCAGCAATCTTTTTACCAGGTTTTACTTTTTTATCTTTTGCAAAATTTGCAAGTTTTTTAGTATCTCTTGTAGCTTGAGTTGTAGCTTCTAACAATTCTTCATCATTCATTTCTTCAAGTTTAGTAAGTTCGTCTTCACTTAATGATTCAAGATATGTATCAATAGCTTCTTCTTCAATTAAAATGTTTTCCATCCAATCAAACAAATAATCATTTTCACTTTCAAAAGCTTTATTAAAAGCTGTTTCTAAAATTTCTTCTGTTATTTCAAAGTCCCTTACTTCATGGAACCTTTCAAAGTTTAATAAATTTTTCATATTATATTATTTTATTTTATTCTTTTTCTATTGCGCTAAAGATAACATTAAACTGTCTAAACTTTGCAATCAGATTAGATATTTCAGCATCTGTCTTTTTCTTTAAATCACTATGTATTCTTTTTTTCTGTCCCTTCATTTCTTTGGAATCAATCTTTATTTTAAGATTTTTAAGATAAACAATCATAGTAGATAAATTATCAAGTATAATGTCTCTAGGAAATTCAACCTCTTCAGAAACCGATTTCAAAAAATCCTTGTAACGAATCGCATATTTAATAGTTTCTCCTGCTGTAGTCTTTCTATCAAAATAAATAAATCCTTTTTTCTTATCTATGTCCTTGATATTTTCGATAAGTTCACCAGGTTTGATATATATAGTTTCACCTGAAGACACATCCTCCACTGCAACCTTTTTTGTTACAAGATAACTTTTTCCCATTATCGGTCTAGTTCCTCCAAAAAATTCATTTAATTCAAAATCTTCAAAAGATTCTAATAAATTATTCATTTAGACACTTATTTTTACATGTTTCTTAATTACTGAACCACTTGTTTCTTTTTTACCTTTTACAGCTATTACACCTACCTTTTCTTTATCACCTTTAGTTGTATAATCTTCTGCATAAACATATACCGTATCACCTTTTTTAAATGGTCCTTCGTTTTCTGATATAGTTGCAGGTATATAACCTCTATCTTCTAAGCTTTTAGCTTCAGTTAAAGTTCCACCTAATTCCTGATATATTTTTTGTAATTCAATTTCTTTATCTTTTAATTCAGTTTTAAGAAGTTCTACTCCTTCCTGAAGTTGTTCACTTTTACCGTATATTTTCAATGCTTTTTCTAATTTAATTTTATTTTCACTTATAAAATTAATTTCATCTACTATTACAGCTTTCTTTTCTTCAAGATCTAATCTTTTCTTGTTTTCTTCTTCTAATTTATCATATACTGATTTAGAAATATCAAAGTTGATATATTCAGTCATAAGTTCTTGAGCCTTTGTTGCACTTTCGACTTCAACAAATTCATTGACTTTCATTGAAGGATTTATTCTTTGTATATAAATTTTATCATCAATATTAAACAAATTAACTTTTACATTTTCAGCAATTACTGATTTAACAGATGTTACAAAATCTATTTCTTTTATATTATCTAAAGAATTCATAAAATAAAACAATTCATCTAATTGACCCATATCATTCATTGAATAAAATGATTTAGCAATCAATTTATTTCTAAATGATTGAAAATCTTTTATATCAACTTCTTTCTCATTTAATTTAACTGTACCTTCATTTGGATCAATTTCAAGAACATTGTTTCTACCATATGTTAAGAATTTATCATTATTTACTTTAAAGGTTTCAAATACTTTTTGTAATCTCATAAAGTTAGCATTTAAATCTCCCTTTTTAGCAATTGTTATTTCATTTTCATGAAGTTTAAAATATCCATTATCAAGATAAAAAATCAAACTTTTATCTTCGTTAATCTGTACTGGAGAATATACTCTGTTTACTACACCATCTTTGTTTGATGCAAGTTTATTAGTTGAACGATCAAAAGTAGAATAAGCTTCAAGTATTGTCTTAACAGAAGGTATCCATCTATGTTTATCCAAAACATTAACCAAAGTGTCTCTAATTGCTTCCTCATCCTTTTCTATTAAATACATGATGTCTTCTAGTGCATATTTATAGTAATTATTTCTAGTGTCACCTTCTAGTAACAAATAAGCTCTAGTTAATAAATACTTAAATTTGTTTTCATTTAAGAATTGATACATTTCTCCCAAAAATTCTGCTACTGGAACTAAATCATTAAAGTTTTTGACTTCTTCGATAGAAGTTACAATACTATTAAATACAGGATTACCCTTTATATGAGCTTCATGTACTCTGTTAAGAAGTAAACTTCTCTTTGAAGGATCTTTTTCTTCGATTAAAGCAGTTAGACTTTCATCCAAAACAGTTACTCTTATTACAGATGATTCTAATATTTCAAAAACTCTTTTTGCTGAGTAGTTGATTTTAGTAACTTCATCTTCTGCAATAGGCTTTATTTCTTCTTTTAGGCTAGTCAACCTTGCTTTTAAATCTTCTAGGTTGTAATCTTTTTTTACCATTATATTTATTTTATTTTTATCATTTGCATCATAGTAATAAAGAGTTTCTTTCTTTGAAGCTCCTTCAAAAAAATTCTCTGTTGCATGTTTTGCTCTATCAAAAGGTACTCCCATACCCATTAAAATAGCATAAACTTGTCCTGCACTTCTTTTTCCGTTATCTAATTGTCTAGTCAAATCTTTTAGGTTATTAAAACCATAATCATTTCTAGATGGAATATATCCGTTAGAATAAACTCCTACAAACATTTCATTTAACTTAGGATTCATTATCCGTTTTATTTTTTTTATATATCATTAATCTAAATTTCAGTATCATCAACGTACTTAGGTCCCCTAGGTAAAAGACCATCTGTATCTGCTAAAGTAGCCTTATTACTTACATTCGCATATAGACCTCTTTCTGGTGCATTTTTTATATCATCTACACTCATTTCAAAACCTTCCATTATGTTACCTGCAAACATCTTAGTTGATTTATCGAATGATGGTATGAATGAAGAAAACTGTATAGAAAAGTTAATTTCGAATAACTTTTTATCAGTAAATCCAAATTCAATATTTCTTTCACTATCTAAATTTTCAGGTATGGTCACATTACCTTCAACTCTATAACCACCCAAATCTATTGCAAGTCTTGTATTCTTATATAAATCAGTAATTATTGATTCAGTTATTTTTAACATTTCTAACATAGAATTACAAATAATTTTTGTATCAAAATTTAAAATAAGTGGTATTATTCTCGTTACATATGAATAGGGTTTCAACGTTCCTGCTTCTTTTTCTAATATTTCTGTTCTAATGTACTTGTTAATCATAGATTGAGCATCTATTTCTACTGTTTGAAATGTTAATACTCCTCTCGGTACTGGATCATAACTTCCTTTTGCTTTCAATCCCTTTGGATCAATCACATCATCGTGTAAAAATTTATCCATTAAATATCTTTCACTTCCAACCATTGACATATAGAATGGAACATCCAATATATCAGAATCATCTTCTGTTGTTTGAGTATACGATAATTTATCTTGCATTTCAAACAATAATGCTGCCATCATACTTCTTATAACGGAATCATCTTTATTAAACTCTAAGTTATATTTAGACATATTTTAATTTTTTATGACGATAAATTAATTAAATAATTATAATCTATCTGATCTGTTGTACCAAGATTAAATCCTGCTTTACCGTTGTTCCAATACAATTTATCTCCTTCTTCAACATCATCGATACCCCTTATCGTAAGAGCAGTATCACCCTTAAAAAATGCAGCTTCTGTTAATTCATATCCATCCAAACTTACCCATAAATAATTTGTAGCAGATCCAAAATAAATTTTATTATCTATTTTAGCCACATTTTCTATAAAAGTATCCTTTGTATTATCACTTGATAAAGCATCCAAATTAACTGCATAACTTCCACCACTTGATGTTGTTGTTATACTGTATTCTTTTCCATTATTTGTAGCAGGATCATATACCCACCATCCAGCAGATGTTCCTGCATATATAATATTATCTATCGTTGCTAAATTGTATATTCTATCGTGTTGTAAAGGATCAACATTAACTGGATGTGAACCTCCATCTGTTGTAGTTGTATCTAAAAGAGTTCCTTCACCAGCACCTGTTGTTGCAAATTCATCATATAACCATAATCCATAATCCCATAATCCACAAACTACAATATCTCTATCCTCATCATTAACGAACCATGCAACCTTTTCTATTGCATTTGCTGGTATTACATCTCCAATTACTTCATAACTACCTCCACCACCTGTTGTAGTAGTATTCAAAAGTTTTCCAGTATCTGTTGCTATATCATACAACCAAACTTGTTTAGTTGGTGAACCACTAACAGCAATTTTTGTATTATCTGAATTAGGATATATGTTTTGTATTCTCCACATATTACTTGGAATAGGATCTCCATTTGCAGGTGTCAAAGTAGAATATGAACCATCCATTAGATCAACAACTCTTATATATATCTCCCATCCGCCAACATATAATTTATCGTTATCAACATCAATCCATGCACATCTCCAAGCATTAGATCCAGTTGTTGTACTGCCTGGAACAATCAAACCTATATTCGTTGCATAATCATATCTCCATACTGATGTTTGAGTACATACATAAAGATAATCATTATAACTATCATACATCACATTTAATGTATTTTCATCAGGTAAAGGATCTCCATCTACTGCATTTATTCCAGTAGACGATGTTGTGGTATAACTATAATATTTTCCAGTATTTGTATAAACATTATATTCATACAAACCACCACTGTTATATGTTATAAATATTCTCTTATCGTTTCCATTTACATATTGAGTAGTTCCATATATGGTACCTTCTCCACTATCTGGTAATGCATCTCCCTTTATTGCATAATCTCCAGTACCTTCTACACTAGAAACATCATCCAATTCTAAACCAGTTGCTCCAAAATATTCAATTCCTCCGATATTTATATCTATTCCATTGACTAAAACTTTCATGTGTGAACCTGATAAAGGTGCTTCTGTTACTGTAGTATCACAAGCCAAATCTCCAACATTAACAGTTGTTTCTGCTGTCATGTTTTTGTTTTCTATACTTGATGATGTATTTGAAGAACTTGATTCTAAGTAATCTACAGTTACTGCGGCTTTAGGATCTGAACCTGTTGGTGTTGTAAGATTCAATTTATTTTGTGTAACCGTACTATCTTTAATTTGTTTACCATCTAACTGACCCATCAATAAAACTATTTTTATTATATATCAAGGTTTGATGAATTTATTTTATTTCGCTTACTTCTAAATTACTAAATCCATGCTTCTTAAATATTTCTATTTTTTTATCAAATATTTCAGTAGGTAATACTGTGTGGTTTATTACGAATGTATTTAAATCAATATCCTTTATTGTTTCATTCAACACTCTTAATATTGAATATATTCCATCTGCATCTATGCTTGAAAATATCTCATCTAAAAAAAGTATATTTAAACCTGGATATCTTATTTTCATCATCTTTATAAGAGCTATAATGATAATAAAATCTAATTTCTTTTTCTCTCCTGTACTCAAAGTTTTAGCATTAATTTCTTCTCCTAAACTCGTGATATGTGGATCGAATTTGTTATCAAAAAATACTTTAAAATGTAAATGAACTGTTCTTAAAAGATCTGCTATCATCTTATTCAATGTTGGTAATATCATTTTCATTGCAACATTTTTGATACCTTCTTCTCCCAATACCTCATCAACAATTTTTAAGAAATATAATTTATCTCCATATTCTAATTTATCTTTATATTTTTTCTGTTCTTTTTCTTTTGATTCTTGTACAAGTTTATCTAAATATTTAAATTGATCATTTTTTCCTTTATTAACTATTTCAATCAACTCATTTTTAAATGATAACATGTTAGCATCAAATGTTGATATCTTTGAAATTACTTTATGTTGGTTATCTCTATTCTTTATAAAATCTTTCTTTTTAGTTAACAGGGTATTTTCTAATGTATCAAGTTCCTTTTGATTTATAGAATATTCATCTAAAAATAACTGTAATTTCTTTTTATGAAAATCTGAAGATAGATCAGATTCACATTCAGGACACTGTTTATTTTTATACAAACTAGTTTTCTTAACTATTTCATTCTGTCTATTCTGTAATTTATTATATCTACCTTTATGTTTTTCTATTATGTTTTCTGCATCTTTTACTTTTTTATCTATCTTTCCCTTTGCATCTTTCAGTAATTTTTTATTTTCATTTAACTTTAAAAGTTTTGTTTTTAATTCATTTATTTTCCTTTTATCTTTTTCTGTAGATGTTTTTTCAAGTTCATTAAGCTTTGCGTTTATAGATGTAATAGATTCGGTTATCATTCCAAGTTCTTTTTCATATATCGCAATATCTGATTCAATAGATTTCTTTTCCTGTTTAAGTGCTTCTCTCATTTCATTTATAATAGAAAAACCAAATATTTTATCTACAATCATTTTCTTATCAGAAGGACTCATAAATAAAAATGATTTAAAATCATTAACAGAAAGAATGATTATGTTCTTAAATACATGGAATGGAATATCATAAAATTCTTTTTCTAAATAATCTTGAACATTCAATTTACCTGCTTGATCATATTCAACACCATTGATAAAAACTTTGAATATGTTTGGTCTCATTCCTCGTTCAATCTCTAAATGGGTATTTTTAACATTAAAATCTATCTTACCCCATAAACTTTTGTTTATTCTGTTTGGAAGATCTGTTAAATTTATACCATCAACTTTTCCATACAATAAAAATTTTATAACATTTGCTATGGTAGATTTACCTGATCCATTTGCTCCAAAAACTAAATACAAATCAGCTTCCTTTTTGGAAAAATTTACAGTCTGTGTTTTGTTTCCATAACTTGCAAAATTTTTAAATGATACTGTATTTATTTTCATCTATTTTGTTTTATTAATAACTTCCTCGTATAATTCCTTTATTTTAAATTCTATTTTATCTTTCATATTCTTTTCATATGAAGATTTATCTAGATGTTTGTTTGCTATTTTAAGTATATTAAAATTACTATAATCATCGCTATCAATATCTTCTAAATTTCCTTCTTCAGTATCATCATAAATATACGGTTCAACCAATATGGCATGGTTTTCTAACATATCCATAAGTTTACTAAAATTATACTTTATTGCATCTTGTCCAGCAACATACAAATCAACAAAATTGTTTTCTATTTTATTTCTTAATTCTGATATTGTCATTTCATAAAGGTATTTTAAATTCATCTTTATAAAATGTGGTGAATAATTGTTTGGAAAATAAGTTTCTTTAAATGATTGTATATCTAATAGAAATATTCCTTTTTTGTTATACATATCAGCCCTTGTCATTTCAAACGGATTACCTATGTATCTTATATTTTTTTTCTTTTGTGCATAATGAATATGACCAGAATAAACTTTGTTATAAAATTGATATGCACTTGCATTAACTCCATGTTGTTGAATAGATTTTTTGTTTAGTTTTATTCCCTGAACTTCTGAATGACAAAATAAATAAGAAGCTCCTTTAAAACGTTCCAATGTATCAATTTCTGCTTCTGGACTTTTTTGCCATGGCATCATTAAAACAGATTTACCATTTATGTCTAACATTTCTGTATCCTTATATATCTTAACATTTTTAATATTCTTAAGACACTTGAGTGATGTTATTTCATTTGATTCTTTTCTATATATGTCATGATTACCTGTTATAATATGTATCTGTTTAAATATTTCTGATAGATCTTCAAATAAATCTATAACAGTATTTTGAACGAGTATCTGTATACTTTGTCTGTTATCAAATATATCACCTATGACAAATAAAACATCACCTGGTTTGTATTCTTTTTTTACGAGTGGTATAAAGAATTCGTAAAAATAATTCTTTTGTAATTTTAACCATTCTAGTGAATTCGCCCTTACACCAAAGTGAATATCTGATATACACCAAACCCTTTTTATGTAATTAGTATCAAAATTCATCTATATCCTGGCGTTAATAATTGTTTTAAAAAAGTTTACGTATTTTTTTCTTTTCGAGAATGTTTGTGGTAACATCTAGTTCTTCTACTAGATCGTGTTTGAATTTGTTTGAAAGGGATGTATAAAATTTGGTGGGATAGATATCAAAATATTCGGAAAGCATCGACCATATTTCTATTTTTCTATAGCCGTTCGGTAAACCCGTTATCACATAACTATATACCTGATTTATTTGAACCTTATTTAATTTAATGATATTGCCATTTTCATCTAACTGATTAAATCTTTCAAATTCAGAATCAACTATCATTTTTTGGATTTCACCATACAAAATATTACTATGAATTTCGTCTTCAGGATCTCCGGTTTGATTATAAACAGAACTTATGTTAAAGGACATGTTGGAAACAAAGTCCATTTCTTTTTCCTCGTATTTATTATCAAAAATTTTATCTAATTTTTTTCGCATTTAAACTCTTATTTAAAGTATTATATTCAAAAACTTTAATTTGTTTATTTTTATACGTCACTCGATCCAACAACATTTCCCGTTTCAATTAATCTCATGTATTCATAGTTGATATTGAATGTACATTTAGTACCTTTTCCAAAACCATCTCTAATTTTTAATACTTTTAAAATATATTGATTTTCAGTATGCATGATTGTATCCTGTATGATTGCATAAACAATATCTGCTGTATGTGCTAAACCTGCAGATTCGGCAATATTTTCCATTTTAACTTCTGTAGAATCCCATCCTCCTCTGTTTATCTGTGTTGCTGAAATTATAAGAAAATCGTTTCTAACTGCCATCCCTCTAAGATCCTCAGCTATTTGTTTGATTTTCATGTATGTGTTTTCAGTATGTGGATTTCTATAATTTTTTACAATATTGATGTAATCAATAATAACAACTTGTACTTTTATACCAGTAATTTCTTCCAATTCTTTAAGATAGGCTTCTATATCAGGAACACCTGCAGCTGATGTAGGATACTCCTTTATGAACAATTTTCCTGGAGGCATAACACCTGAACCAACTGTTGCTAATTTTCTTTTTATCATCTTATGATCTCTACTCAATTGATCATATTCTGACATCTTTATGTTTAGAATGTTTGCACCAATTCTTTTAACAACCTTTGAAGCTCCCATTTCAAATGTTATAAAAACGGTATTATAACCTCTTGTAACAAAATCTGCAGCATCATTAGCCAACCATATTGATTTACCTATATTCTGTTCACCTGCATATACAATTAAAGTCTTTTTGTCATATCCTCCCCCTGTAATACCATCAACAAAATTTTTACCTGAATTTACTTTGTTTGTTTTATCCTGTTTATGATCTTCAACATTAAAAAAATCCAAACCAAGATCAGTATCAAAAGTAATGTTACCCTTTTCCTGTAACATCTTAATCGCTTTGTTTATGATACCATCAACATTATCAGGATCAACGTTTTGTGTCTTGATGTATTCCATCATATTGATCATCTGAGAATCGAAATTTCTCCATTTGATCCAAGATTCTGAAATTCTTTTTAACCAATCTTCATCATATTCTCTTAAGTTTGTAGCATATACTGTATTAATAAGATCAGCATCTATTTTATCCTTATACTTACTTTGTTGTATAAGTAGTTTCATCTGATCTTTACGCGGTGATTCTTTATGTTTTTCGTAAAATTCTGCGGCAGTATTTGCTAAAATATCTATAAATTCATCAGTAAAAAATCCCTTATAGAATTTTGAAAAATACCTTGGTTTTTCTAACGCATAAAGAAAAAACAGTTTTTCATAATCGGTTGAATAATCCATATTTTTAAAATATTTAGTGTAAATATTATATTTGCATTTATTATTTTGTTTATTAATCAGTTAAAAACGGATTTTTAATTAACTTGTAAACATTTCTTGTTTTTAATTCTTTTTGTATTTCAATTATTCCCTTCTTTTCCAATTCTTTTAATTTTTCATCAAAAATATCTTTGTTTATTTCATACTGATTTCTTAATGTATTATCGGAAAATTCAGTATCTGTTAAACTGTTATTCAATCTAAGCCAATCGATTATCAAATATGATACATCTTCAGTGGTTGGGAAATCACTTAAATGAATGTAATTTCCCAACACATATTTAACTTTTAGCTTAGATTCATCTATGTTTAAATCTATCATTGCTATAAGTTTTTATCCTGGACCTGCGTCCCCTGTACCCTTTATTGCTTTTATTTCGTCCTTTAATAATGTATCTATCTGTTCTAATTCTGCTGAATCATCATCAGCATATTCAAAGTTTTCTTTTATTATTTCATTTATACTTTCAAGAACTTCTTTTGTAAATACTTTTGATGTAAACAACTCAGAACCATCTATACTTCTACCTAAATGTCTTACTGCTAATCCCTTACTCGTTCCACCTATACCAAGCATCTTTCCGTTATCTGGATCTACAAAATAACTATCTTCATCATCTACTTTGAATTTTGTAGCAGCTACTAATTCTCCAGCAAGAATCATTTTCTTTTTCTTAATTTCACTCTTTTCTTTTTCAATTTTTTTACCAACCTTCTCTATTTCTTTTTCAGTTATAATTATTCCTTTTTCAATTCCACAAGTTTCCCATGAAATGTAATTTTCTAATCCTACATATTTATTCATACCCTTTGTGTAATGTATATGGAATTTTATTGGTGTTGGTATACTGAATCTATTCTTGTTTGGTTTTGCTTTTACAATTATGCCTGTTTTAGAATCACCTTCCTTTAATTGTGCTTTACCTAAAAACAATATAATAGAAGCTCCGTATTCAGGTCCCCGACCACCTCCACTCACTTCCATTGAAATGAATGATTGTGTTTGATAAGTATGATTTGTAAATATAAATAATGAATTTATTTCACCCAATCTAATCATCATTATTCTAAAAATAGATTTAAGTATTTTAGCTCTTGTCATATCTGCTTTTTCAGAACCTGAAACTGCATCATCGATTTCTTTTTGTGTAGCTAAATTACCTGCTGAATCTAACGCAATAAGAATTTTTGGTATTGTAGTACCATCTCTTTTCTTTTCAATCAAAACTTTTGTGAGATTTGTTACTGAAGTTCTAAATTCCTGTACTGTACCAACAGGTTCATATCTTATCTTAGTTGTATCAATACCAAACTTTTCTGCAAGTTCAGAATCAACCGCATTTTCAGAATCATAGAATACTACATAGTATCCCATCTTTTGCGCTTCTCTAATTGCATTAAGTAACAAATACGTTTTTCCAGTACCCGAAGGTCCTGATAATTGAATTGCTCTATTAGATGGATATCCTCTAAAAATAGATCCAGTCAAACATGCATTAAGGTGATAGTTTCCACTGTGAATGTATTCACTAACCTTACTTACTTCGTTTTCGTTCAATTTACTTCCAAGAATACTAACCTTTGATAGTGCTTCATTTAAATCATCAAATGTGAATTCTTTTGCCATTTTAATCTTTCTTTTTTTCTGTTATTTTTATTATTCGTATAATATCCTCCTGCTTTTTTTCTCCATATATTATATTATCTTCAATTAATTTTACATTTCGACCTTTACTTGTTAATTCAATATAGTCATACTCTTTAGGCTCTGATAAAATTTCTTCAAATATAGTCATTGAAGTACTCTTATTAATTATAATAAGATCATGTAATTCTTTACCTAATTTTCCATAAAATACAACACGTTCTGCACCTACATTAGTTTGACGTTCACCAGATATAGCATTATCAAATGCTAATATTCTACTTACACAATTATTTAATGATTCTGGTGAAATAAATTTCTTATCAGTTCTTTCTATTTCTAATATTGATCGTTCTTTATAAAATTTTTCGTAATCCATTCTAAAATACGGTTGTTGAATATAATAAATTTCTATCTAAAACTTGTAAACCTATTGCATGTATTACTCTATTAATTGGAGATAAAATTACTTTTTCAAACTGTAATTCCATATCTATTTTAGGGGCAATCTCGTAGGGAAATTCTCCCGCTATGTATGAAAATACATTACATCCTTTATCCATAGAATAATACATTTTAACTTTTTCGCCACTTGTTATCAATCTATATTTTTTCTTGTACTCCTTGGAATTGTTTATTATAAAATTATGATATCCAGCTCCTCTAACATGTACAGGACAGCCCTTTATTACTTCAAATGTTTTATAATCATTTTCAATATATTTAGTATAATTATTTATACGAACATTTTTTGATATGTTTTCTATGTCAGAAAGTTTAAATTTGTTTTTTAATTTTTTAAGTTTTCTTACTATTTTTGCTATCTTAACATTTTTATTATCTGCAAATATTAATGATAACAATTCTTTCAATTCAGTTCTTGCAAATAGAGGTGTTGATGATTGTATGATTTCAAATCCCTTTGCTTTTATTTTACTTAAAGATTCAAAACTTATATCAGGATCCTTCCATACCAAATCTTGAATGTATTTTTTCTTTGCCAACCATATACCAGATTTGGCAACACTTTCCAATTCAAAGAATAAAAAATTATCAGAATTATATGATTTTGCATATTTTTCTAAAGCTGCAGCAATATATGCTTGAAGTCTATATTTATACAAATTAAGAATGAATGTCTTTTCATCACCTTCCCAATCTGATTTTTCTATAATTTCCTGAAATGAAACATAACAACTATCAGTATCAATATAAATTACTACAGGTTTAATAACTTGTCCTTTGATCTGTATTCCCATTTTTTCATGTACACTAATATCAGTATGCCAAAACTTTTGAAAATAACTATTAAGAATCATTTCAGTAAAAAGAATTGCATTCTGTCCCTGTATAGTAATAGTTTCAGCTATATCAGTATTATAGAAATAAAAATATTCGTTACCAAATGCACCGTATATAGAATTAAGCATTAATTTAATTGCCTGTTCATAATTAAAGTACCTTTGTGCTAGAATTTTTTTCTTTTTCTTTATTTTTTCTAATTCTAATATCGAAAGATTTTCGTAATATTCAATATCATTAGTTATGTTATCTTCCATCTTTAAATTTCTATATCATCAAAATCTGTATCATCTTCTACTGATGCACAAAGTGCAATCGTTAATAAAGTATTTGTATCAAGAGATCTTAAAAAGATTTTGTTAGTACATATTTCAACTTCATAATTTTCTTTATCTAATAAAGGAATATATTTTTTATATACAGTTACTTCATTAAGTTCATCATCAAGTGTTTCACCTCTTTCTGATAAAATTGTATCATAGTTATTTCCAACAAGATTGATAACTTTATCTTTAAACTTCAACTTAAAAGTATCTTTTTCTGCTTTATCTAATTTAAATAAAGAAATCATCTTAGAAAGATCATCAATTCTTAATTTAAATTTAAATACTGCATTATCTCTATTAAATGCTCTTTTAATATCATCTTTAGGCATATCAATAAATGTCAGTGCTGGATCTGCACATGATAATTTTATACTTAATTTTTTATCGTATATCATAAAATCACTTGCAAAATAGCCTTCTTCACCATCCATTTGAGAATAGGTTATTTTACCTTGAACATTTTTATCAAAATAACTTAAAGATTCTATTATTTTTGGACCTTCATAAAATGATATTCTTAACATATCATCTAAAGGTTGTTCCAATTCAAATACATCTGGTACTTCAAAACTTACTAACTTAACAGCATCTTTTTGTGGAAGATAAACAGTAGAATTAATTGTTTTATTGTTCATCTTTATAAAAACATACTTATCAATTGCTAATAATTTCTTAACAAAATGTTTGAATTCATCAACCTTAATTTCTTTGATTTTTAATTCCATTTCTTAGGAGTTTTTCAATTAACATATTTATTATTAATTATATAGCGCATTAATAAAATGTTTACAGGGCGTATAAAAAAAGGGTTCAGTTGAACCCTTTTTTATTTAATTGATAGGGGAGCCTTAAGACGTTTTTTTATTGTCTTGTATATCCACACGTAATGCTTGTGCGGCTTTTTTAACTTCTTGTAATAGTTTTCTTACTCTTGTTCCTGCACTCTTGTTACCCTTTTCATAAAATTTGTTGACATCACTTTCCATTGAGTCTATCAAATCTTTTAACTCTTCAAATTTTTCCATAATCTTTATTTTTTTAATTTTAAAAATTTCATATTTTAGAAATTTATAATATTATATACGAATAAAGTGCATTGTTTCATTCGGTTCATGCATTTTTAAAAATTTAAAGTTAAAATTTGTTACGGGTATTATTATCATTCTTGCTATTTTGTCACCAATTTGATACGTATTTGGAAGTTCAGATTCTGTGATAGAAAATTTCACCTTTATTTCATCATCACTATTGTTAGGTATAACACCTATACTGTCCTTTGTCATTAAATCTCTACTATTAATTGAATCCATCGGAAAAAGTAGACCAGCATAACCCTTAGGTATCGATATTGCCAAACCTGTTCCATAACCTATATAATTATATCCTATTTCTTTTGTTGTACAAGTTAGTTCTAGAACATTATCTTGACCTATATCGGGATTCTTTGCTTCTTCCATTAGTTGTTTTACAATTACTTCCATTCAGAATTTTTTTTTTTACTTCGATTAAAAAGTATCCTCCTTTCTTGGTTTTTTATTGTGGATATTTAGTTTCCTTATATTCTTCGCTATACATTTTCTTCATTTCATCAGCGTATTCACGAATAATCTTATTAACAATATCCATTTTTGTTTTTGGTGGTTTCTTACCATAAAAATCTTCATACATTCCTTTATAGACACATGCCAAACTATTAGCACCTAATCCACTATTTGAATTTGATTCTATCATCCATACCTTATCCTTTTTATCAACAAAAAAATCCAAGGAATAACAATCCAATTCAATCAATTTTCTGAAATCCTGTTGTATGTCTTTTATTTGATCCATAAAAGGTGTCTTATCCATATTCTGTTGTATGTATATGAAATTAACTTCCTCTTTAAGACCCTTTGTTTCTATGGTTTTATTATATTTCTTATTTACTATTCTTTCATAAAGAACAATGGGATTATCCTTTATAAACATAATTCTATATTCAGATATAAAATCTATACACTCACTATAAAGATCAAACGTACCTTTATCTTTGTTAGCTTCTTCAATCGTTTCAAATTTCTTGATTCCTATACCACTGTGTCCTATTGAAGGTTTAGCTATTATTGGAAATTTTAGTTTACTTAAATCTTTTTTATCATAAACTGTTTTAGGAATGTAATTTTTACCCTCAAGTTTTTGATGCCATAGTTTTTTATCACTACTTAAATTTATAGCATCAGTATTCCAATTATATACAGTTGATTTATCTAATTTATTATCTTCTATATATTTAATGACATCTTTGTTGGAACCACCGTATCTTAATGTTGGAACAGTATGATCTAATTTTTTCTTTTTAGTTCGTTCCATCAGTTCTGGATTCATAAAAAACATATTGAACAATTTGTTCTTTGCCAGATCTGTTAAAGCATCAACCTTTTTACTTTCTGTTTTAGAACCAACTTTATGTATTTTTACCCATTGAACTTTATCGTCATTAAGAAATTTTTCTAGAAGTTTGATATACTTCATGTAATAGATTATTTAAAATATATATTTGAATGACTAGATAAAGTTTACTTTTATTTATCTAAAGTTACAAATCTAGAAACCAATGTTAATTTTGGTGCAAAAGTTTTTTCAACTATCATATTTAAAGATACACCTAAATTATATACATATAAAAGTTTACCACCAGAAATCAACTCATTTAATTTTTGTGATACATGTTCTATAATCATGTTTTCTATTTTATCAACGATATCTAAACCAAAGACTTCCTTTAAATCTATCATATCCTTTTGACTAATTGAAATAGAAAATGAATAATTTAGAGCATCTATCATTTTTCCATCTTTTACTCCAGAAGGTTCTGTCATAATATGTACACTATCAAGATTTTTTATTTTTGAAAGTATTTTAAGACTTATCGGAAGAAGTGATTTAAAAGGATTTGATCGTGTTTTTTTCATATCCTTTTCCGATAAAGGATATAAACCTTCATCTGATGATGTCGTTGTAAACAAATGAGCTTCCAATTTTGCAATATGATCTGCATATGTTGAAATTTTTTCATAATATTTTTCTGAAATATCCATCATTTCTAAAATAGGTTTCCATTTTTCAATTAACTTTTTCATGATTTTTATCTTGGTTTATTAATTTGTCTTGCATATTTCTTACAACATAATTTTGGTTTACACTCTTCAGCAGATCTTCCATGTCCATTTTCATTAAGAGTACATGCAAAAAATTTCTGATATTCATCGTATGCTTCTAATCGTTTAGAACATTTTTCTCCTATTTCATATAACATTATATGATTATTTCTTTTTTCTTCTGTCAATTCTTTACATTCATAATGTAAAACACCATCAATTTTATAACATAATTGACATACTCTATCATCCTTAAAATTTCCCTTACAATCCATATTCTGTATCTTTTAATTGCATAATAACATAACCTTTTTCCAAACCAAACTTACCACCTTCTAAAATATAAACTATTTGTTTATTTATAGTTCTTCCTGTATACTCGTTTTCATATTGATTCCATTCCTGTAAACGTAAAACATCTCCAACTTTATAATTTCTATCATTATATCGTAATTCAAAGTTTTTTGATCCCTCCTCTATACATTGAAAATACGGCATCCATACCTTTAATTCATGATGAAATGGAATTTTAGCTATACAAATCCATTCATTTTCTATATAAACTTTTTGTTTCAAATCTGATGGATCCCAGACAATAGTTCCAATGGGAAAATCATGTTCATTTTTATCTGTTATTTTTAATACCATAATTAATACGGTTTAATTGTTAAATTTTCAAACTTAGTAGCTGTTGCATATTTAGTTTGATATGTTATATTATGACAAGCATCTTCATAAGATATTCCATATGAAAGCATAGTTACAATTTCCCAATATTCTTGTGTATTAGGTTCACTAGAATTATATGAAAATTTTATAAGATATGCATGTTCTTCACTTACTCCTATAAAATTGTCATTAAGCTTTCTCAATACCTCTTGTAAAGAGTCTGTCATATAAACTGTTTCTTTAATCATTTTTAATTGCTTTAAATTTTTCCATATCTATCATTCTTTATGAACTTGATAATGAACATAAATAGCATCACCGAATTGTTGTTCTTCATCATCTAATTCATTTTGTAACTTATTGGCCTCATCTAAAGTAAGTCCATCTTTCATTACAGGATTTGTTACTGCAAAGAACATATGTCTTTTTACACAATAACTATCTTTTTGTTTTTCTTTTTTCATTTTTTCATTTTTTAACATTTGGAAAAGCCGCAACTCTTGCACATTTCACAGCCTTCTTTATAAACCAATCCAACAGGATCATCACATTTAGGACACTTAGCATTTGACGGTACAGTATTATCTGGTATGTATTTCTTAAGTGTTCTTGCTATCGCTTTCGAAAAAGATATAATTGTTCCTTCTGCCTTGTTCAATTGTTCTATGCTATATTTTATATCAACACCATGTCTAAGAGCCATTGATAAAGTTCTAGTTAGTGCCTCTTCTTCGTCCCTTTCAAACATTTCATTTATGTTACCCAAAATAGCTCCATTTTCAAGTTCAAGAGAATAATAACCACTCTTAATTTTAATCAATTTACCAGTTTTGATCTGTTTTGATATTGATATGTATTTTTGTTTGAATGCAAATACTTCGTATGGATCATTATACAATAAACCAACCAAAACTATCCAATCCTTACCCTTAGCTGTAACATGATGAATATCACATTCCAATTCTTTGGGTCTTTTAGGTGCACTTCTTTTAATAATTTTGGTTCCATTTCTTTCATTATCATCATTTTTAGTTGACACTAAAACACCAGATCTTGAACCATCTCTGTAAACAGTAATGCCCTTACATTTAGATTTCCAACCTTCTTTATATACTTTTCCAACAATTTCTTCATCTGCATCTTTCGGTAAATTAACTGTTACAGATATCGAATGATCAATCCATTTTTGTACAGCTCCCTGCATTTTAACTTTAGCAACCCAATCAACATCTTTACTTGTTGCTTTGTAATATGGTGATTTTTTAACCAATCTATCAACCTTTTCATCTGGCATCGTCATAACCTTTTTTACGTCATGACCATGAACCTTTAACCATTTTAAAAATTTCGGATGGAACACTTTATAGGTTTCCCAAGAATCTCCAATTTCATCAGTAAATGCTATATCAACACTTAAATCATTAGGATTAACTTTTCTATTTCTATTGTAATAAGGTAAAAACAATGGTTCAATTCCTGATGTTGTTTTAGTCATAAGAGATGTTGTACCTGTAGGTGCTATCGTTAACAATGCTATGTTTCTTCTACCTGTTTTGGACCATGCTCTTATAACATATTCAGATTCATTTCTTATATCTTGATCTACATGACCTGCCATTTCTTCTGCTATAGCAAATTTAATTCTTTTTATGAATGGATTATTTAATTCTTTTTTATTATCCCAAACAGTAAATGCTCCACGTTCTTCTGCAAGAATAACTGATGATTTATATACTTCTATTGCTAAAATTCTATGAACGTTTTCAGAAAATTTTGTAGCTTCATCTGTTCCATATGTCAATCCCATAGCAGCTAACATATCACCTTCTGCTGTTACACCGATTCCAGTTCTTCTACCTTCCTTGGCTTTCTTTTGCATTCTTTTCCAAAGATCCAATTCTATACTTTTTATGATAGCTGCTTCAGGATCTTTTTTGATTTTATTTATTATAGCATCTATTTTTTCAAGTTCAAGATCGATTATACTATCCATTATTCTGTGTGCAGCTTTAGCATCACTTCTGAATTTTCTAAAATTAAATTTAGCATTTTCAGTAAATGGATCTTCTACATAACCATACAAATTAATAGCAAGCAAACGACAGGAATCATCTACACAAAGTGGCACCTCCCCACAGGGATTCGTACTAACAGTTTTATAACCAACATCAGCATAACAATCAGCTGGCGATTCATTTATGATATTATCCCAAAACAATATACCAGGTTCTGCTGATTTCCATGCATTATGAACAATTTTATCCCATATTTTTACTGCATCAATTTCTTTTACAACTTTAGCTTTTTCTATTGGTACATCAACAGGCCACTGTTGTGTATATTTTTCTTCATTTAAAACAGCATTCATGAATTCATCATCTATTCTAACAGAAACATTTGCACCAGTAATTTTACCTTTTTTAGTTTTGGCATCAATAAAATTTTCAGCATCAGGATGTTTTATAGATATACTTAACATTAAAGCACCTCTTCTACCATCTTGTGCAACTTCTCTTGTTGAATTTGAATATCTTTCCATAAACGGAACAACTCCAGTAGATGTGAGAGCACTATTCTTAACTGGAGTTCCTGCAGGTCTTATTGCTGATAAATCATGACCAACACCACCTCTTCTTTTCATAAGTTGTACCTGTTCCTGATCTATTTTCATTATAACTCCATATGAATCACCAGGCCCATCTACACCAATAACAAAACAATTAGATAAAGATATTATCTGTTTGTTATTTCCTATACCGCCCATGGGACCACCCTGTGGAACTATACGTTTAAATCCTTTCAACATATCATAAATCTGTTCTGTCATCAAAGGATTTGGATATTTCAATTCTATTCTATTAATTTCTTTTGCCAATCTCCAATGCATATCATCTGGAGTTTTTTCGTATATGTTTCCATCTGAATCTTTTAGGGCATATTTATTTATAAACACCTTTGCTGAAAGTTCATCACCATTAAAATATTCTAATGATTCTTTAAACGCTTCGTCAAAGGTATATGTAACAACTTTTTCTGAAATATTTTCCATCTAAATGTTTTATTTTTATTCTTTTTTCTTCCTTTCAATTATATGCTCAATTTTATCAACTTCTAATTCATACGAAAAACTAATTTTCTTGTATGATTTTCTGTTTGCATATAATTCATCCAAAATGTTTTTAAGTATAGAAGCTTCTTTTTCATATACTGCACCAGTACAAGAAACAATTTTTGTAGGATTTGCTTCTCTTTCTTCTTTTTCCTTTGAAGGATGAACTTTTTTAAGAAATGATTCTGGAGATACATTAAACTGTCTCATTATTGAAGGGTATAGGGATGCAAAATCAAAACATGCAACTCCTATATGCATTCCAACAATTGGTTGTTTTACGTATGCTCCTGTATACTGTTCCTTTTTACCCTGTTGTGCTTGATCTGTAAAGTCTCTAGCCATTACTAATCCTCTATCCAAGAATTTTCTAAGTAAAAGTGATTCAGTAATCGTTACAGGTGATTCAGCTTTATACAAACTAATCATACACATATTAGATAATGTCAAAACTATTTCCATAGTTCTAAGTTTTTCATGTATTAATTGAACCAATATCGTATCAATTGCATTATAAAATATGAATTTTTCATAATCTTTTTCATACAAATCCTGTAATGTTCCGTTGTATTTTACTTTCTTTAAACCCAATACTGCGTTTGCTGCTGTATCCAATTTAAAATTTTCTTTAACATCAACAGTTCTATCCCATTTTCTATACATATCCATATAATCTAACATTCCTATATGACATGGTATATAATCATCCTTTCTTAATTTTTCTGTTGGTGATGCCTGTCTTGGATCTATTCCCAAATGTTTACATCTATTGACTATGTATAACCAATCAAATTTTATGAAATTCCAACCAGTAACCATTGGAAACTTTGGTAAAAATTTATGTATGAAAGTATACATCATATCATATTCAGTTTTAAAATATTGAAATACAAATTTAAAATTTTCATCAACACTTTCTAAATATTTGTTTATTCTTTCACCTATTCTTTCTTTTTCTTTAAAATTAATATCCTTTATGGCCAAAACTATGACTTCTTTATTTGGTGTTGATATTGCTATAGATGTTACTTTATTGTTTGCTTGTTCTGGATGTGGAAATCCATCAGTTACTTCTGTCTCAATATCAACAAAATATACTTTAGGGAAATGAGGTTCGAAAATTTCTTTCTGATCTTTTTCAGGAAGATTATGTAGAAATTCAATCATGGCTAATTTGTTGAAATATTTACTTGGAACCTTCTTCACAGCTCTACCATCCCAATTTCTGATTTTACTGTGTTTATTGTAATCCCTTTCTCCACAGACATACCACGACCATAAAGGAGTATTAAATTCTTTAAATGAAACTGTACCTTCTTTATTATAGTAAGATACAAAAATTTTGTTATTATCACTATCTACATCTAATAGCATATGTTTATTATTTAAAATGTTTAATTATTTCCTGTTCCTTCACCAAATCCTGATGGACCTCTTTCACTTTTACTTTCATATAAATCAATTTCATCTACTACATCAATGTAATCGTATATTACTGGAATCAATATGAATTGAACAACCTTATCACCTTCATGTAAATCTATTGGTTCATAACCTGTATTCAATAAACTTAGATGAACTTCACCCTGATAATCTTCATCAACAACACATGCTAGAATATCTACACCCTTTTTGGTTGATATACCAGATTTGTTAAATGCAATAAGAGCTATACCATTTATTTGATGATTAAAATCCATTAAAGGTTGTCCCATGTTTCCAAATTGTTTTAACTTATTAACTGTTGTTAAATTAACTTTTATACCAGATGGTATAAGAACTCTTCTTTTTGGTTGTAATGTGAATTTTCTTTCTAAAAGATCAATTTTAAATTCTATTCCTGGATTTTTAGAATTAAAATCTTTTACAAACTGTTCGTTAAATGTTGGAACATAAAAATCGATACCTGCACTGTTAGCAGTTCCCCTGTTAGGAGTTTTTACATCCCTAATTTTAGATATTTTCATACTTAAATTTAATTTTTTATTGATTAATTTTTTTAATTTTCTTAGTTTTTTCTTTCTTTGGGGTAAGATCCCTACTTTGTGTTTTCCACACTGATTTGGGTACGTACATCCAACCATCATTTTTTACAAGCTTATCAGCATCTTCATTTGAGACCCTTTTTATACTTGATTTTTTTTGAATTGTCTTCATATTTACGTAATTTTGGATTTTAAATTATATTTTCGGTATGTGAATTGTTTCAAGAAAGCCTAAAAAAGCCCCTTAAAAAGAGGCTTTCAAATATGTTTAACAGAAAATTAATTTCTTACGGATTTACTGCGATTTTTGTTATATCTGCATCTTTAAATTGTTCAGGATCTCCACCGTCATCTAATTGAACAGTATATTCTTCTTTAATATCATTCCATGAAATAACTTGACCAGCTCCTTTAGGAGTAGTTACTTTACATCCTGGTTCCAAATGTGATTCATTTACAAATTCTTTTACATCATCTGCTGGAAAATCTTCGACATTTCCTTCTGATAATTGAATCTTATAAACTTTTTCTATTTCATCAAAAGAAACAACTTCACCATTTCCTTTTTCAGTTTCAACTGTTGCTCCCAATTCAAATGGTTTATATTCCTCAGCTACTGGAGTTAATTCATCATCTTTAAAAAATTCAAACTTATCTTCACCTTCATCAAGTTGTACTTTATGTGCTTCTTTTTCTTCATCCCATTCTATAATGGTACCGTTTCCTTTAGGAGTACTTACTTTATCTCCAGGGCTATGAGATTCATTCATAGCTTCGTCTTCTCTTAGTTTTTCTTCGAATTCTTCGAATGTCATTACATATTCCATATTCTTAATTTTTTTGTATTTTTTATATATATCATGCTCCTGTAGAGCGAATTTCATCTTTGTTACTATATTTTAATTTGAAAAAATCCTTTATTGATAGAATTTTTTTAAGTTTTTTCTTTTTTTTCTTATCGAAATCCAAAATGAATGGAAAATCCCCAGAACCTGTATTAGCTCCATCAGGAAGTATTACTGCTCCCATTCCAGGAGTATTATGTCCTGTTACATTTTCCTCTATGTCATCATGTTTAGTTTTAGCGAAATCTTTCAATTCCTTATCTGTTATATCACTATCTGCTAATTGTAAAACCTGTTTAGTAACTTTGTTTCGTTCTACACTTCCCTTTCTAACACCCCATGCCATACCAAACAACCTCTGTTGTGCTATACTTTTTGCTTTTTCAAATAATTCATAACTTAATATCATAATAGTATTCAATTTTTACTCAAATCAATCGCTAAAAGATCTTTTAACACATCCTTTTGTACCTTTATATCCTTACTTGCAAGATTTAAAGTTTTTAAATGTCCAATATATTCTATTCCATGTTTTTTGAAAACTTTATCTCTTTTAAGTACGTGTTTACCACCTTTTTTTTCAATTTTAAAATTCAAGTTTAATATCGTTGTAGCTACATTTTCATTCATAAATTCATCATATTCTAATAAATAATCCATTTATACTTTATATTTTTTTCTTAACATTTTAATTCTATCTAAACCAATGTCCTGTAAAGCTAAATTAATATTACCTTTATCTACAATTCTACCATTAGATAAATCGATAAATTCTTTTCTACTTAATATGATAGTTGCATTAGAATTTGGTTTCAGTGATATTCTAAACGTATCACTTCCAGGTTTAGATATGCTTACTTCAACAACATCACCCTTTAACAATGTTTCATATTCATTTTCTGAAAGTGAAATATTTAAAGGAGAAAATTCATTTATTGATTTAATATGTTTCATCTAATATATTTATTTTAAATCTATTTCATAATTTGCAAAATCTCTCATATAATCTGAAAGTTTTGTACCATTTTTATCGATAGTATCTGTTATACCTTTTTTATCTGGTAATCCATTATTATCTAAATATCTTTTAACACCTTTTGCTCCTGCTAAATGAGCAGCAGCCAATATTCCAGATTCAGTTATTTTAATACTATCTATTATTGTACCATCATATATTTTAATATATGATTTCAATCTTCTTTTATTAAGTTTCATCCATTTTACAACATCCTTATCCTGTTCATTTTCTGGCCATATACTTGGATTCTTTATAAAATCTTTTATTGTTATTTTTCTACCTACATCAGACAAAGCAGCTTCACCCATTTGATATTTTCCAATATATCCATAAATATTACTTGTATCCCATAAATTAGTAGATTCTCTAGATGCTAAATAATCCAAAAACTTTTTAGTTCCTATTGGTAATGTATCAATGTATTTAATAGATTTTTCTAAATTAATTTTAATTTCTTTCGTTGATACTGTTTTCATTTTATCAACAGTTTTCTCTCTAACTATATCATTCACCATTATAACTAAATCCTTATCAACATGATCTAAATCTTGTTTTTCAAAACCTATAAAATCTGGTTTTAATACCAATATCATAACTATAAGATATGTCAATATAGCTTTAAATACAATATGTTGTTGCTTTTCAGTTTTAGTTTTACCCAATAAATCATCTATAGCTTTACCAAGTTCTAAGTGTCCTATATCTTTTAAAACTTTTTTAAACTTAGGATCATCTTTTTTTGTTGCAAAAAACTTTTTAAGCTTTGAAGCTTTCATTTTTTTGTGTAAAATAAATTTTATAAGTATCATCAAAGATCCTCTGTCACGAATACCTATTTTATACGCAACCTTCAAATGATCATAAACATCTTTTAAGGATTCATTTATGATAGCTTCATTTAAAAATGATTGCTCTACATATTCATTATGTTCTAATAGATATTTCATTTGTGTTGTTTGTCTTTTTTTCTTCCTTTAACGACCTTGTGCCATTTTTTTAATTTCTCTATTGTTTCAACATCAAAAGTAACAGTTGATTCTTTAAGTTCTTTATAAATTCCATGTAAATATTCAGGAGTAAAATTTTTAAATCCTTCTATATCATCTATAAAAACTGTATCAATTGCCATCTTTGATCTTATATCTCCATTATCACGTTCATCTATATTTTGAACAATAAATCCTTTCTTATTAAAATATTTATTACCGTATACTTCTGCCATATAACCATTCATTCTTTGAAACACTGTATATACAGAAGTTGGTATGTATTTTTCAGCAACCTTTTCATATGTCTTTTTAATATTCAAAGAATTATCACACATTTTATAATCACAAATAAAATCTACATTTTTAATAGTTTCATCCAACATCTTTTTTAATATTTCAGGTTTGATATAACCCCTTTGTTTACTTGATTTTTCTATTATTGCTAATACTATTGGTTTTTTAGCTTTTATATGTACCCTTTTAAGGTAATTGATATGAAATTTTGTTATAGGATGAAAATATCCATCAACAATTGCAACCTTTTCTTTTTCTTTTAGTTCTTCCTTTTTATTCAATACCTTTTTCTCTAAATCTACTATTTTTATTTTAGATTTTACTTCTTCTACAAAAGGTTCTTTATATTCGATTTCCTCTTTTTCATACAAGAATTCGTTTTGTTCTTTAATACTAAGGTATTCTTTGAATGTTTTAAACTCATTTACTTCTGATACCTCAGTTATTTTTTTAATCTTAAGAACTATACCGTTTATGTTTTTAATTATTTGTGGAGTCAAAATATCACTGGATCTTCTTCGAAGTTTTCTTAACGATGATACAAATATCTTAAACAAATTTTTATAAATATCATTCTGTAATATTTTTTTAGTTTTATTGTTAGATATTAAATCTATATTTATGTTAAATTCTTTTCTTTTTGCAAATCTTGGAACATTAATAACTATATTTTCATATTTTGAAGCATTTTCTTCAACATAATCATTAAATATACTTGATATAAATTCTAAATATCTTTCATCTGGTTTTCTTTTAGATAAAACAACATTCAATTTTTCAGGATATTTTGTCAAATATTCTAATATATCTAAAAGTATTATAGAATATGTATCATCTGGTTTTTTAGGTTCCTTAGCATGTGAAAACATTATTATTGGATCTATAAATTTTGCAGAATATACCCCATCGCCCGTCTGAAATTTAAATACTATAGAATCTATGGGTTTTTCAGTTGTAACATTCAAAAATGTTTTCTTTAAGGATGGATTTATTATCTGTAAAAAATATTTTGTGAATGAATCTGTTCCAAACATTTCCTTCAAAGCTTCAAGAGGAGTATCCAAATAATCCAAAATTTTTGCTTTCTGTTTTTCTCTAAGATAACCCGTAAAAAATATCGGTGGACCATCTATATCAAACATATCAGCCCAAAACTTTAATGTCTTAAAATCATCTATTATCTTTATATTTTTATTGCTTTTATTTTTGACAAGTATGTGAGTTATTACCAAATTATTTTTTGGTATTTGATCATATTTGATGTTAGCTGGAGATGTACTTACAAAATATTGAAATCCAAATCTCCAATCAGAAGGTATTTGATTTAATATACTCTTATCCAAATTACTGAAAAGGTTTATCATGTTTTCATAATATACCATCAATACTCTATCAACCTTATTCAATGGATCTCTATCATCCCTTTTGAACACATCTATTCCGTTTCCAACATTTCCATATCCATCACTTTTTTGGATATAAACATTTGATCCATCGAGATTTTCAGATACACTTACATAGCTATCTAATAATTTAGTTATAAAATCTCGACCCCTTTTAACATATACTTCTCTTAAATCTAAAAGGCCTACCATATTTTAAAGTATTACTGATTAATTTCGTCCAATCTAAAGTTTCTAAAATATCCAGATGCATCTTTACTTATTTGATCTGGTAACATCATATTCATATATTCATACGCTCTATTGATTTCAGTTTCAGTATTCAATGCTGCATAAACTTTTTCGTATAGATGCTTATATTTTTCGTTATACATTTTAATATCCTCTGTCTTAACTTCAACTAATGAACCTTTTTTCTTTTTCTTTACACATTCTTCAATTGCTGCATTATTGTATTTTTCACTTACTTTTTTATCACCCTTCCATTCAGTACTTACTTCATCAAAGAATTTCTTTCTTTCATCTTCACTCATCTGAGATATTGAATCAAAACCAGAAGCTTTTAATTTCTTAGCAAAAAATGTTTGATATGCATTTTCTTCTTCAATTTTCTTTGCTTCTGCAAGTTTTTGAGCAACTTCTTTCTTTTCTTTTAGAATATCGTGTCCTGTAATTATTCTGTGAACATTACTGTAAAATCCCAACATCTGATTTTCGTCAAGTTTGCTAAGATCTTCTATTCCCATTTCTTTCATAGTTTCAAGAATTGAAGATTCCATGTCTTCTGAAAATTTAACTGTATTGATCTCTTTTCTTAGATCGCTTAATTTACCTAAACCCATAGTATTATTTTATTTTTTTATTATATATCATTTTCATTTTTAATTCCAAGTTTATCGAATATTATTTTCAATGTTTTATCCGAGGGTTGTCAGATACCTGTAAAACCTATCTTTTTAAAATATATATTAGAATTTAAAACGATATCCTCTTTATTTTATATGGAAATTTTTGTTCTTTATAGATAGATAACCTACTTTCACCATGTCTAAGCATGTAATTCTTATAGATCCTTTCTTTACCTTTGGGTGTAAAGTATTTGTATCTAAAATCATCAACGAAATCAATTATTATAAGCTTACCCTTCGTAGCATGCTTTCTTAATCCTCTACCGATTGACTGTCTTATTATAGTTTCTGATTTGAATGACTCTGTTAAGAATATGTTATGTATATTTGTGATATTTATACCAGTTGAAAATGTACCGAATGATGCAACAAGAATCTTTCTTTCATCTTCTTCCATTAATTTTTTGTACCTATCTCTGGTATCAGCATCAGTACCACCATCAACATAATAAACCTCACCGTCATATTCATCCCTTAATGTATTATAAAGTAATTTACCATGTTCTATTCTATGAAATAATACCAAACTATTTTTATTAACCTTTTTTATTATACCTGTTACAAAATCTAATCTTTTTTTACTAGCAATGATAAACTTTTGTTCCATTGCGAGATTTTTACTTCCCTCGTCTGAATTATCATACAGTATTTTAAATGCTTCTTTCTGTTCATTTGTAGCATAATTCATCATGATAACTTTTACATTAACAGGTGAAATAAATCCTCTATCAATTAAATAATTAGCACTTATATTTTTAACCAGTGGTCCAGTATTTGCAGTAAGAGTTAATCTACCCACTTCATCCTTTGGAACAGTTCCTGATAATCCGAAACGATAATCCATATGCCAGCAGAAATCAAGTATCTTTCTTATACTATTAGAATTTGCGCGATGGGTTTCATCCACTATTACTGCATCAAATTGTTGAAAATATGCCTTTTCTTTTTTGACCAATGATTGGTATGTTCCAACAACTAAATTACTTTTTTCCTTTATTTTTGAACCAGCATATATTTGTTGTATTGCTAATGGTAATTCATCTCTAAAATTATATTCAGTAAAATCATCGGCCATCTGAATGACCAATTGAACATTTGGAACTATCAATAACACTCTTTCTGCATAACCCTGATCTCTCATATAGGCTATTATCATAAACATTATCAAAGATTTACCTGATGATGTAGCTAATTCTGCTAAACATCTACGATATCTTAATATTTGGTATGCTGTTTCAATTTGATAATCTCGTGGTTGCTTCTCAAATCCTTCAAAAAATCTAGTAACCCATGCATGAAATTCATCTTTATCAACATCAATATTAAATAGCTTTAATATTCCATTAAGTTGTACTTCAAAATTGTATTTTTTACCGATGTCCATACATTCTTTCCATAAACCAGATGGCATTTTACTGCCCTTTAAAAATGATACGAAACCGTCCCACACGCCCCGTTTTACAAGTGGGTGATATCTCCATGAAGCTATTCGTTTTGTCAAAGATAACTTAAGTTGATCGTATTCAGGTTCAATACAACTTTCTATATATAAAAATCTTTTATCGGGTGATAGAGTTAAATTCATATTACAACATTTCGTCTGTATAAAGATCCATACGTCTCTTGATAGCCCAACCTAAATTATCCAAAGTTTTTATAACTTCACTGTAAAAATCTATATGGGAATTCAATACTTCGTATTGTCTTTTTATATTTGATAAATCGCTTTTAACAAATTTATCGGTTTCTCCAGCATTTAATTTAAGATTATAACTACTTTTATATTCAATATATTTTTCTTTATATGTAGTATCATATAAACTATTAATTTTAAATACATTCAATCTTAAATCTGCAATTTTATCAACGAGTTGATGTCTATAAGATAACATAAAAATTTGAGCGTTTGGAACACCTTTAATATCAGCTATACTCTTGATTAAACTAAGTATTTTATTATTCCATTTAACTCTACTTTCAATTGTTCTTTTTTCCAATTCTTCAACAATATTTGCCATTATTTCATTTTTTTAAAATACCGAATTTTCAGAATCCTTCATTTTTTTCTTATTAATAATTTTGATTCTTTTAAGCTTTTTCATGACTTTTTTTCCAGGTTCAAAATCAATAGATTTATAATTAAAGATAAACGGAAAATTACTAATTAATAATTTAAATTTCTTTTTATGAATTTCATTATCCTTATGAAATTGTTCTAATTCTTCCGACATATGAATATCATTTATTTTCATTACCTTTAATTATATACGAATTTTTAAAAATGTTACATGTAAATTATATCATGTGGATCTGCACTAAAATAAGTTTCTAATTTATTTAACATATTATTCTTTTCTTTAAATGCTATAATTACCAAATCATTAAGATCTTTCTTTTTATTTCTTCTTTGTAATCTATAATCTTTAACAAATTTTTCCCATAGAAAAACTTCCTTTCTTATTTTAAGTTTCTTGATCATCTTATTTCTTCCACCAGAATCATTATCTAAAAAATATCTAACTGTTGGAAGATCATCAAAGTTGTATGGTTCTTTTTTCAAACCCAATATCGCAATGGAATTCTTCATAAACATTGAATCAATTGCTCCTTCAAATACCGTAAATGTTCTTGAAAAATCAACATTTAAGATATTAAAAATCATTGATAATTTTTTTATATCTTCTTTGTAGGGTGTTTCAGTTTCTAAACCAGCATTTTCTCTCATTTTCTCTATATCATGAGTTATGTATTTTGCTGTTTTATATTTTGGATTTGAACCTAAATAACTTATCTGTAAACCCAAAACTTTATCTCTTCTATGATTTAAATTAAGAATGAATAGTCTTAATCGTTTTGGATCCCATGCAAAATAATGTAATCTATTTATAAGTAACCTACTTCTAAGATAGGGATACACTCTATACATGTGTTTATTTATAGGTCTTGCCCAGTATGCTTTATAAAATTGATCTAAAGTTAATCCCAATGAATTTAATATTTCAAATTTTTCAAAATCTAAACTTTTGGCATGTGCTATTTCAACATGGTTTTCTTTTATGTATCTTAAAAGTTTAAATCTTTTTAAATCATCTATATTTTCATCAAAATTCTTTAAAAAATCTATTACGCTTGTGTATTTTTGACACCCATCATTATAACATTTATAATACAATGTGTCCCAATACAAATTGCCTCTTTTTTTATTTTTGTCCATTGATGAATCACCACAATATGGACAAGCGAAATTTAACCTACTATCATATGAATGGATATCCTGTTTGGTAGGAGAGTCGTGCTCCTTTAAGAGCACGACTTTTATGCTTTGAGAAATAAGATCCTTCATATCATTAGTAAGTACAATTTTATCCTTACTAATTTCTGTTTCCATCTTTTATCCCAAATTTAAATCTTTTAAAAATCCATCTAAATCTTCCTTTTCACTTTCAACATTTGATTTAGTAGTTTCTTTCTTTGCTGAATTTTTAGCTTCAGTCAAAGAAATATCTCCTATTCCAAGACTATCTCCTTCAACTTTAAGTTTTGAAAGTGTTTCCTTTTGATTAGTTACAGTATCAACTGCTACACCATGTTTAGTGAATCTTCTAAGTACATTGTTGATTTTTGTTTTAGTTTCTTCATCCCATGGTTTGTATTCATATTCTTCCAACTCTGGTGCTGCATTAAGATATTCCATAATAGTTTTTCTGCTTTCATCATTTCTTTCAATTTCTTGATCAGCTATTTTAAGAGCACTTATTTTACTTTGGAATTTTGAACTATCATAATTGTTAAAACCTGATACTTTCGTAACTGTTAATTCAAAATTTTTACCTTCATAAAGATCGAAAATTTGAGTTGGCTCTTCATACTTAGGATTCAATTCTTCATCGACTTTTGCTTTGATTTTAGCACCATATTTGAAAACCTTGATTTTACCTTCAAGTTCTGATCTATGAGGATCTGTTATGATTTGTACCAAACTATAAAAGACTTCTCTCCTTTTTAAACCTTCAGAGTCTTTCTTATCGACTGCTGAATCACTATTTCTCAATTTGAAAAACATTGTTTGGATTGGATCATTGTCTCCTACTGTACTAGGTGAATCAAAATATTCACTGTTGCCTTCATCATCTGTTAACCAATAAACGAATTTTCTAATTATCGATTTCTTCAATGGATTTTTTGGATTAGGAATAAACCTAATCAATGATGTGTATACACCATCTTTACCAGCGTCTGCTGATGGTCTGTAAAATACAGACTCTTTTCTTTCATCATTATAAGTGTCAATTGAATCTGCACTTAAATTAAAAAGATCAAAAACTTCATTTTGTTCATTTTGTTCTGCCATGTTAATAACTTTTTTTTTAATTAAACTATTTAAACCTATTTAAACCTATGTAAACTCTCAATAATGAGATAACATATTCACAATACATCTTAGATGTGTTTTGGTGTACGCAATACATATTAATGTTATATCATATTAACAATAATATGCTATTACGAAATAGCACCGTTTAATTAAAAAGCTGGGAATTTTTGGTTGAATTAGATAACATGGATATGCTATCGTTTTGAAAATCTTGCCACTTTAAGCCATATTACGCCAATTTAAACCTCTTAATTCTTTTACTTTTTAATGCCTATTTATTTGCCATCTAATTAAATATTATATACGGAAACTAAGAAAAGTTTCATTTTCGAGTCAATTCGAATTCATCATCTAATCCTATTACCGCCATAATATCTAAGAATCTTAGTGATACCATATTATATCCCTTATACTTGAAATTTATTCCTGCATTCAGAAAATAAACAATTTTACTACCTATCCCTAGTACTGATGGAGGTTTTATGTCCTTAGTACCTTCTCCAATTTTAACTATAAATCCAGTATTTTTGAATTCTCTATCAAGATTAGTAGGTAACAAAATACCACCGGGTGATATCTTTTCTACTTTTTCCTTTATTACTAAAACTCTATCATACAAAACATTTATAGTATTAAAATCTTCTTTTTTATATTCTTCTATTTTAATTTTTTCTTTTTCCATTTATATTTATTTTACACAATCATTAAAAATTTCATATACAACCCAAGGAACTATACCTTCAGTCATTCGACATAATTTCATTACTTTATATTTCCTTTCAAGTTCAGTTCCTTTGGAACTTTTATATAAATACATTACATCTTCTAAAAAAATATTTACTTTTTCTTTACTTATTATAGTTAAATCCATTTTTTTTATTTTAAAAAATAATCATTATCACCACTCTTAAATCCATACTTATAACAATCTATTCCCATTACAATTTCTTTCTTTGGATCAATATATTTATATCCAGTTCCTTTCTTTACATATGCTATTGTAGTGTGTGGATGATATATGGGAAAATCTGTTGAATATGGAAATTTTTCTGTTATCTGTTTGTTAAGAGTAATTAAATCCTTACTGTTTATATTAAATTTTACAACATCATATTTATCACCTGTAAAGAATGAAATATTTTTTAAACTAATTGTGATATCATTTAATTTAGGTAACATCTGTTTTAAATCTCCATAATCAAATTCATCATCATGTAATCCATACAATACTGTCACGTGTGGTTCGTGTTCCAAACCATAATCATGCGTTTCATCATCATAAATATCTTCTCTGTCGATAAATTCATTCAAAAAATTACTCCAAGGAGTATCATCAAAATTTATCATTAAACAACCAAATTCTCTTTTCATTTCATTATTATTTTAACATTAATTATATTTTTTCAAGTAAAAATGTTTACAAAAAAATATTTTATGGTTATTTTTCCGAAACCGAAACTTTCTCTGACCGGCACAATATAAATATTAGTTGTTTTTAGTTGGTGATAAACACTATTCCAAGTCAATAAGATATTTACAAACGAAATAAGAATCGACTATGTCATCCAGAGGCTTTACTATATCTCCTTTCTTATTAAAACATTTATCTTTGTTATCATGACACCAGAGCCAGAATGCATTATTTTCTAAAACCTTATCATCTAATGCATTTTCTAAAAAATAATTAAACATCATTAATTTATTTGCATTTCCTTTACCAGCATGCTTTTTAATCTGGGATGGTGAAAATACACTAACATTTCCAAACCTATTATAAAGTTTATTTCTAAGAACAGAATTGAATGCAATAAGATCTATAAATGCATTTCCCCTTGAACCGTACGAATATCCTTCTATACCAATCTTAACTTTATAATTTAATATTATATGTGACTCTAATTCTATTACAATCGCATATGCCAAATCTTGTGCATTTTTTATCTTATTTAATTGATCTGTTGCATAATCATCATTCTTTTTATCTCTTAAATAGGTGACTAAATCAAAACAATCCACATCAACATATAAATTATAATGTAATTTTAATTTTTCGACTGGTTTTGTAGTGTTTGTAAAATTTATAAATTTATAATTGTTTGATACTTCTGTAAATAAACAAATTCCTGGTGAGTTGATCGAGAAATCGATTCCAATATAATTCATTTTGTAAGTATTATAAATCCACAAAAGGGTACCAAAAAGATACCCTATATATGGATTTGGTTAGTATTAATCGTTTAATATGCCAGTAATTATTTCTGCTTTTTTATCTATGGATTCCATTACAGTTTCATCTAATGTATCATAAATAAATTCTTCTTCAATCAATGTTTCACATGATTCCATTAAAGATGCTTTTAATTTAACTATTTTAAATCTCAAAGATTCCTTTTGCTCTTTTAATAATAAAATAACTTCTGAATTAGTTTCATTTTCTATACTTTCTTGTAAACTTTCGTTTTTCTTTTTAGCTCTTGCTGTAGCTGCTGCTGCTCCAACTCCTACACCTGCTGCTCCAACAACTCCTGCAGTTTTAGCAGTTTTAATTGCTTGTTTACCTTTTTTAGTAAGAGTAACTTTACCACCCATTTTTTTCTTAACCATTTTAGTTTTAAGAAGTTTAGCTTTTACTTTTTTACCTGCTTTAGAATCTTTAGCGCTTTTAATTACAGATTTTGCTTTACTTGCAACTTTATCCTTTTGAGTTTTAAGTATTTTTTTAGCAGCTTTTCCCTGTTTAACAACAGCTTTAAGTACTCTTGATTTAGCACCTGCTTCAAAAAGATCTTCATCTTCTGTAAACTTTAATTGAGTTCTTAATTCTTTGATTTCTTCATCAGTAAAATCCTCAACAATTTCTTTATAATCTTCATCTTTCAATTCAGAAAGGATTTCATCCATATCTTCATCAGAAAATTCTAACATTATTTCTTCAAGATCTTCATCTGTAAATTCTGCAAGCATTTCATTAAAATCTTCATCTGTAAATTCTGCAAGCATTTCTTCTACTTCATCATCTTCCATTTCAGATATAAGAAGTTCTATTGATTCTTCACTTAATTCACCTTCATCAGTATAAGTTAATTTTAAACCTTCTGCTTCAAATATTTCAGAATTTAAAAGAACATCTTCTTTTTCGTCTAATTCTAACCATTCTTTTAACAAGTCTTGACTAGAACTCTTAATATAATCATTTGCAATTATATTTTTCATTTCATCAACGGTAAAAACCTTGTCTTCAACGCTAAAAAATTGATTAAAATTTAGTACTTTTGCCATAATTTTTTTGTTTTTATTTATTTTATATATTTATTTATTTATATCTTTTTACCAATTGATGCTCCTATTGCTGTACCAACAAGTCTACTCGTAAATAGATCATAAAGAATACCCTTTTCAACTCCCAATACCTTTGCAACTTTTTTTCCAATCCATTTTCCTAACGCAAAACCAGCTAATCCTCCGATTATGGTTCCTAAAACACCCTCTTCAATCAAATTTTCTTGAACAAGTTTTTCCAATTCTTCTTCTGATAAACTTTCCAAATCCATCAATCGTAATTTTTCACACAGTTCATCGAACTTTTTATCAAAGATCCTATTTAATTCTTCTTCACTTTTTTTACTTTCATCAATTATAATTTTTAAATTATCTAAGTATTCAGAAAATGTTTTAAAATCATTTCCATTTGATGTTATGTATTCCTCTATTGATTCATTAAAAGTAATTTGTACTGATTCATCATATTCACTCAAAACAGTTTCTATTTCAGTTTCTTTTTCATCATCAGTTATATCTTTTCTCTTTTTGATTTTTTCTATTTTTCTTTTAACGTTAGCTTTAAGATTTTTAAATTTATCTTTTATTTTATTAAAAAAGCCCTTTATATTTTCATCAACTATAAATTCTTCTTTTTTATTTATAATTATCATCTTAACATTATTAGAAAATTTAGAATCCTCATCTTGTTCATTTAAAAACTTTGTAAAGATTTCATCAAGTCTTGTTTCTATTTTTATATAATCACTAAAGGCTTCCATTATAAAGTTTATTTTTTTATATATTAATCTAAATCAACGTTTGTATATAATTCATTATAGCTGAATGTACAATCAAAGGTTGAAAATGTTAATTCATTATTTGAAAATGACATATCAATTGCTCCTATTTCTGTAAATAACATTCTTTTCATCTGTATTGTAACTATTGTTAATCCTTCCGAATCATGTATTCTTATTGCAGTTCCTTCGGGTAAATGCGTTGAACTTTCTTCGAATCCATACCAATGAGAAAATATATCTAGCATCATCCAATAATTAATATAACCATCAAGCATTTGAATAGTTACTGTTAATTCTTTTGATAATAATTCCTGTTCTGGTTTTGCATCTCTATATGTTCTAATTCTTCCATGTTTACCTACTTGTTCAACTGGAGTAAATGCTGCACCTGGAAGATTTAAAGATTGTACGCCATAATTAATAAGATCAATTGGTTTAGTTATCAAATTACCAGGCATTTTATTTAAATATGGTGCATATCTTTCATTTACCCAATCTGGTACGAATTTAATTGGAAAGAAAAATGTAAAAGTATCGTTTCTAGCGTTTAATATCATTTTCTATATTTAATTTATCTTCTGACATTTTGATGTTATTGTAATCCTATACCACCACTTGTTGATACTGATTGAAATTGTTTAATACCTATTTTATTAGAACTATCAACTATATTTTCTAATTCTTGTTCACTTAATGGAATATTATTAGACAATTCTTCTAAAACAGTATTAGGATCTATCGTATTTATAGGTGGTATAATTATATTTTCTTGTTCAGTTTGTCCATTTTGTTCAGTTTGTCCAGTTTCAATTTGATTTTGTAATTCTGCATTTAAAGCTTTTTGTTTGTTATATAAATCAACAATATACGATAATCTTTTAACTAAAGCATCATTTTCTTCCTGTAAATTTTCAATTTCATCATTTTGTAAAGCAATAATTTCCTGCGTCTTTAATTTATATTTTTCAAATTCTTCCTTTAGTGCATTTTCATCTGCTTCACTAAACTTATAAAATATACCACTATAAATAACTGATTCATCTGATGCATCTTCACCTAATTCCATTCTATTTGTAATATAAAAAGTATTATTTTTAAAACCTAATATTTTTTTGGATTGAGTTTTATTCACTTTAAACATTACCTCACCTTGTGTGCTATCAACGCCTTCAGTATTTCTATAACTTTTAACTGATATTTCTTCACTTTCATCATAAAAATTAAGGTACAGTGTTCCAAGAGTTGTTAAATCCATCGGTATGTTTTGACCATCTATTTCCCTATATATAGTAAACATATAATAATCACCAAAAGGAGAAATCCTTATTATAGCGTAACCTTGTGCAAATATCTCATTATTCTCAGATAATTTTTGAACAACTGTCGTATATTGATCACTTTCATTTTCATTATATGTTCTTATATCTATTGCCATTATTAATTTATTTTTTTACTTGTTACACTTACTTTAGATGAACCAACCTTTATGTTAATTCTATCTCTAAATAAATTTACATATTCTGTTTTTATAACTATTTTTTCTACAGTAGTTGTCAATGTTTTTATAATTGGATCTGGTAATGTAATAACTTCTTCTTCAACTACTTCAACTGTTTCAATTTCAGTTTCCGGTAATATATTAACATTTTCTATTTTATTATAAACTTTAGTAATTGTGGGAATCAATCCCATATTTAATTGCATCATTTTCTTTCCATACTTTTTAACATCATATGAACTTAACTGTGATGATTTTATTATTTGACTGTTATCAACCTTATTCATTAACCTTAAAACATAAGATATTGTATAACTAACAGCATTTCCACTATTCAATAATACAGGTCTAAATGTATTTATAGTATCCCAATTATCTGTTTGTAACAATGTATAATTTCCACTTTCAATAGTATTTATTCCTACCTGTTCATTAACAGTTAATTCATGAAATACTAGATAATCATTTCCTTGATTATTTAATTCTGTTATGAAATCTTCAAATATGATTCCATTATATTCTCCGTAAAATCTGTAATAATCACCGTCTTCGGCTTCTTCTATCTTAGCAACTAAATCACCAAAAGTATCTGCTTGATTTAATGTTGCAGAATTAAGAGATTTAACTTTGTAATATGTAAATCCATTTATGATATTTGTTTCATATATTCCCTTTAATGTAATATCTATCAAAGTACTTGTTAAAAATCCCTGACCCTTTACTCTGTTTGCTGCAGATACTGGTTGTATGTTAGGAGTAGTTAATCTAGATTCTATTTTATCTGTACCAACTATTGTATTAACTGTTGTAAAATTAAAATATTTTATAGCTGGTATTTTTATTTCAATATACGTAGTATACAACTTATCACCAACCAAGAACGGCTTTGGATTAAGAGTTTGAAAACTATCAGTTCTATAGAATACCAACGAACTTAAATTCATCTTTGTATTATCTCGTTGTGAAACCATTATTTCAAAAAGATAACCATCATAATCTTCAAATGAAAATCCTGCTCTCATATGAAATTTAACCGTATCATATGCTATAGATGTAGTTGTTGGAGAATCAAATACCTGTTCAAGATTTGCAGATTCAGTCATTTGACTATCATAATCCACATATTCAATCGGTAAATCAGTATTTAATGAGACATATTCATCCTTATCATTATTGATAGGTGTAGCACTTCTATCTCTAATGTTTCCTAAATCAGTAATCGCATCATCTGGAGTAAACATATAATTTGTTGATGTATATCCATTAGTAAGTATTTCTACTGGACAATCGTCAACTTCATATTCTTCCAAATTAGAAGGATCAGTATATTCGTATTCTACTAATACGTAGTCATTCATTTGTATATATCTACTGCTACTTGCCATTGTTTATTTTATTTTCCAAACTGTAAAAATCTAGGTGTATAATTCAATCCTATTCCCAAAAAGAATGTCTTTTCTAAATTAGCATCCAATCCTATTCCTCCGTTTAAACCAACACCCCAAACTTTTCTATAGCTTCTAATTAATTTATTATCTTTTTCATCTGCTAATATATCTGCTCCAACTATACTTGAAAACGTTATACCTGGGTATTTTGTTTCTGCCCATATTACAGGTCTACCAGTTTCTTCATCATTAGATAATCCTACTATCAATCCCATTGATTGTTTAAGATCAAAATTTGCCAATCCAGGATAAGGAATACCAAAAAGATTGTTATAAGATATATCTATTTCAGTACTATCAAAAGTATTAAAATATTTCATCTTAAACGGTATTATCCCACTTAATTTTCTAGAATTTAATTCATCAAAAGCAGTATCTGCATTGAATGTAAATTTACCACCATTACTATCCATTTCAACATAAACAGGAACTTCAACTATCTTTTCCCTATATTCAATCTTAGTTTCTATAATTGTTTTAGGTTTAGTATTTTTAAGTTCTTCATGTTCAGTAAATAAATCATTATAAATATCATTAAGTTCTTTTTCAGTTATTTGATAACCACTTATTACCCCCTTAAGTGAATTATTTTTAGTCACATATGTTTCAACACTATCTTGTGATGCTAAATAATTGTTATGGGTTACTAAAGCTTTCTTTTCAGCTGCTTTAACCTCACCCTTAAAATGTTTTGTTCTATTACATTGACTTAAAAACAAAACTAAAAACAAAGCCATTCCTAAAAACATTACCAATGTTCTATTTTTAGGATCAATTATCCATTTAAATGCTTTTCCTAAATACATTAAAATTTTCATATTACTAATTTTTTTAATTCTTCTATATTCACGTTTTCAGGTCCATATTTTTCAACAAGAATATTCATAAAGTACTTATCCTCTTCTCTTAAAGATTTAAGTTCTTCGACTAAATTATCCTTTCTTTTACCTAAATCTTCTATTTCTTCTTCGAGTATTACAATCTGCTCGTGAACTGTTCGATATTCATCCATGAGTCTGATTGCTTCCTTTTTTTCTTCGTTATCTATTATCATTTTATTTTATTTTAACTATTATCACTTCTTGATGTTTCTAACCAATCTGTATTTAACCATATATAAGATATTGTATCATAATTACCTAGTGTAACATCTCCAGCCATTCTTGTATTAGCACCGTTTTTAATTGTAACAGGATTAGTTGTAGTATTTGTTATAATTAGTATCTGACCATCATAATCTCCATCATCTATTGCAGTAGATGCATCAGATGTAACACCACCAGCTGCATCTACACTCATAAAGGATGATGTAGGTGCTATGGTAAATGTTCCACTTAGTGATGCGTGTGCAACGTTATCCAATACTAAAAAATCTCTTATTGTTACATCTGCGTTTAACGATAACGTATCTGATGTGAAACTTCCCGTTATTAATTCTTGTACATTAGAATTAGCAATAATAAGTTTATTATTTGCTACTGTTTGAAGTTCACCTGCAAAATTACCTATAAAAACGTTAGAACTTCCAACATTATCTGAACCTGCACCTCGTCCAATATATGTGTTAGAACTTCCAGTAGTATTACTAACACCTGCACTTTGTCCTAACATTACATTTGATGCACCAGATGTAATTAAACCTGCATTCCAACCTATTATGGTATTATAATCTAATGTTGTGATTGCTCCTCCAGTACCTACTCCGATTAATACATTTTCTTGTCCGGCTGTTATTGAAGCACCTGCGCTTTCACCTATTATTACATTTTCAAAACCAGTTGTAACTGAATCACCTGCACCTTTTCCGATAATAACATTTTTATATGCTGTATTTCCACTTCCGCTTTGTGGTCCGGCATTTGCTCCTATAACAACATTACTATATGCGGTTGTAGATAAAGTTTTTCCCGCTAATCTTCCTATTGCAACATTATCATTTCCAGCTAACGCTGTATTTCCGCCTAATGCTTCATAACCAATTGCTATGTTATTATCTGCAACAGCATATCTACCAGCAAGATATCCTATAAATATATTATTATCATGGTTTCCTAATGTTCCTCCTGCATAATATCCCATCAATATATTATATTTAGCATTTGTTTGAAGATTAAATCCAGTATATCTTCCTATACCTATATTATGATCATCTGAAGAATTATTTGAAGATTTACCCATTAAAGCTTGTGATCCTAATGCGATATTGTATTCACCGGTTAAATATTTACCACTTTGATATCCTATCAAAGTATTATAAGTACTATCAACTATACTACGACCGCTTTGATATCCTATAAAAATATTAGCATCTCCATCTTCCAATAAATATCCGGCTTCTTGTCCTAAAATTATACTATTATCAGCAAGTATAAGAGTAAAAGCAGCATTGAGTCCCATTATAATATTATAACTACCTCTAAATCTTGGATCTGGATCATCTTGTGGATTTGCTTTACCGGCATTTACACCAAGTACTATATTATTTTTAACTAATGAATATCTATTTTCAAAAGTACCTTCTGTGTTTGAATATATGTTAGTATTATCTCCTATAACAACTGTTGATGTAGTTGTGTTAGATAAATATAAATTTGAACCACTATCCCAACCACTAATATCACTTAATGAAATATTAACAATATGTGAATTATCATCTTTCCAAGTATTCCATACTGGATCTGTTTCAGCATGATTATGTAACGCATCTGCATTACTACCATCTGTTAATGTTGTTAACTCAGGTCCTGTTGCGGTTGTATCATGTGAATTTATAAGATGTCCATCAACTGCATAATATGAAGCTAATTGATCATTAAAATATTCTACATTTAAATTATCAACCCTTCCAGTAGATGCAACAACCAAAGGTGCTCCACTTGCTTTTGTTGAAATAAATTGACCTGTTGTATATATGTTATCTCCAAGTACAGATTTAATAACTCCAGTATTGACCCATATGAATTGATGTCCACCTGCTAAATTTCCAGCAGGTCCGCTTTCATATGAATTAACTGCACCAGAAAAAGAATCTAATGTTGAACCATCTGTTGCAATTGTTGTCACATAGCTAACACCCCATATATTACTATATACTGTTGAATTATAGTTACCGTATATACCTGAATCTTTACTAGAAGTAGGTGACCCTGTTTTATAATTGGCTGAAATTGTATCATCAATAGTTGAAAACAAAAAGTGTGATGCATGATAGTTATCTAACTTATCAGCATTTAGTTTTGAAACTCTAGCTTCACTTTGTACAATAAATGGTGGAGTAGTTCCAGTTGCATCTGAATAAAACTGTCTTGATCTAATGTAATATCCTCCTGCATTCCAATTTTGTGTTAGTGCTACTGAACCATCATCCTTTAAATATCCCTGTATGCTATGATCGTTCCATCCAAATGCAGAATTCCAATCATCAGAATCGCCTCCAGTTGTAGTTATCACTCCAGTAACATCTAATTCAGATGCAGGTTCTGTATATCCACCCAATTTAACATAACCACCCAATGGATTTAAATACAAATATTTAATATCAGTATCTAATCGTGCTTGTAAAAATGCTCCATTACTTTGATATGAAGATGCGCCTTCTCCAGAACCAATCTGTAAATTAGCATTACCACCAGTAACCATTATAGCACCAGCATATTCATCTACTGTTGTAAGATAAGCCTCATTAGATAAAAAATAACTATAATCATTATGATATACATTACCATCAAATTGTACACGGCTAGAACCTGGTGTATTAAAATATATACCATCATATGTCAATGTTATTGTTTGTATATTATCAACACTATATTTTAATGAATTATCAACTTTAATTTCCATATATCTATTACCTGTCAATGAGGTACCACTACCAGTCATTAATATATGACTGTATCTATCACCTGCAGGTGTAGTTGTTGTAATAACATTTTTCAATAACAATTGATTTGGAGTTGTATAATTATCGCCTGGATCAGTTCCCTTAGTCGTACCATCTGTACTACTCGTGTAATCTTTTGCTATTATGTATATGTCTCCTGCAGCATTTGATCCAGCTAATCCAGAATCATATGTTGTAGGATTACCAGTTGTTCTTAATATAACGCTTCTTCCGCTTTCAGTTATTATATCAGTATCATCTGTTGTGAATTTTAAACCATCCAATAATGCACTTTGTATGGATCTAGGGTTATGAAATGTTAAATTATCTTCAATACTTGATAATATATATGGCATATCTGCTACTATATCAGTTCCAGCATGGTTAGAAAAAACAATTTGAGGAACTCCACCAGTATCATGTAAAAATAAAAGACCTGCACTATTTGATTTAATAGCTGCTGCATATGTATCACTTATATAATTCAACCAAGGTGCACCTGCTCCTTGAATTGGGGGAGTATCCATTGTTGTAGGATAACCACCAATCAATACAGATTTAATATCATAAGTATCATCACCAGTAACTACTCTAAGTTCATCTGATGGTGGTATAAAAAGAAAATCTTCTCCATCTTGAAATACACTTCCACTACCATATATAGTATTACCGCCACTATTCCATAAAGAAACAACTGAACTACTTCCACCTCCACTACTTATATTTAAATCAATATTAGTATATGTCCATAGTAATGTTGTTGAACTATATCTCCATATCTGATATGTAAATGTTGTTGAATTATCCCATATGTATTGATCTCCATCTATTAAATTTTCTCCAAATACGTGTAAATTAGGATCATCAGTTCCTGTAAACCATTTACTTCCTCTAGTACCTCTTGGTCCTATTGGTCCTATTGGTCCATCTCCACCAATCATACCCTGAATTCCACCGCCGTTCAATAAAACTTGATCAAAATTTTCGTTGATTTTATCAACCATATTTGATATTGTATCTGAAGCAAGAATTTCTTTAATAAGTATAGCCATTATTAATTATTTTGTTTATTTTATATATTGTACTATATTACAATATTATTTTTTATCTAAATCAACGGATAAACCAAATGAATAGGTATAACCACTTATTTTATTATATGTAATTTTAAAATTAAGATTACTATTCTTTATATATTTTATAGACATTTGTCTATCAATATTAAGATTATTTGTCAATCTATTTTCATTAGTATCATCCATATAAGCATAAGATGTTGTTCCATCTGATTTTATACCTTTAACATAAAGATCAATTGTATTTATTTTATATACTATCAATATATTATTAGTTATATAATCTTTGATATCATCCTCTAAAGTATCTTTTCTACCAAACCCGTATAAAGGATTTACGTATTTATTAAATTCTGGATAAAGATTAATATACAATTCATCAGTTAATCTATCTGCAAGATAAACATGAAATATTATGTTATTATCATCCTCTTCATAAAAAACTCTTTCAGTAAAATTACTTAAATCAACATCATCACCTGGATATTCAGCTATTTCAAACGTTTCTAACGGCATAGCATCAGGTATTTGAGTCATTTTAGAACCAAAATACGATTTTTTCTCAAATGTACTTCTTGTACCTGCAACATTTTCTGTGTTTATTTTATTTTTGTTTTTGATAAAATAACCAGGATCCCATGCAGAACTAAATATGTATCTATCTGTTTTATCAATTCCAGTTTCTCCTATCAATGGATATCTACTCAAAAATGCACTTATGTTAGATAATTCCAATATACTACCTGGATTTTCTTCGTTAACTTTATGATAAAATACATTCTGTAATTTACCAAAGTCTTCATCTAACTTAAATTGTGTGTTACCATATCTTATTTCATCAAACACACTTGATTCATATGCTGTTAATTCATCAGCTCCAGTTGCTGGATAACCTTTAAGAATATATGGATCTTCAAATTTTACAATGTCTTTAAATTTAGGATTGTAATAACCTGAATGTCTAAAAAATGGTAACAATTCTATTGTTGGATTAAGAGCTGCTCTATAACCAATAGTTTCAATCAAATTAAAAGCAACAGGTTTATCTTCATCAACAACTCTTTGTAAATATAATGGTCTTATTACCATATCAGGACTAACTAATTCTACAACAAATTCATTATATGTTAATGTTCCATCTTCTTTAACTGTTTCATAAATTACATCAGGATTACCTCTATTAACTCTATCATAAATATCAGCAAACGAAGAACTTTTCATTTTTTCTAAATATGCCTGATATCCACCATCTATTATATTATATGTTGCACCTTTTAATAAATTTGGAATAGGAGTGGTCAATGGAAATGAAGGAATAGGAATATCATTATAAGTCATTCTATTAACTAATAAAGTATTTTCATTAATAACTCTATCTATTTGTTCTATTTTATAACTACCGGCTCCTGTACCGGTTCCTGGGATAGTAAAATATATTTGATTGTATTTTCCATCACTACCAATCGTAATATCATGTACAAAATTCGTTGGAACACCAGAAGTATCTGTAGTACCTTTTATAAGATAGGGACCAGTTCCACTACTTGTAATGAAATCTAAAGCACCCTGCATTCTTACATTTTGATAATCATTTGTTGCAAATGGTTGATCACCTGAAGCAGCATCCAATTTATTTAATAACGAATATAAAAGCGTTCTATCGATAAATTCTCTATCACCATCCAAATATGTATAATCTATATCTAAGAAAATCATTAGTGTAATAGTTTTCCATTTTTGATTTTCAACAAACTTAATTTGAAAACCAGATCTTTCAGTTACATTACTAACGTATTCAACATCTACCTTATTTTGGTGTGGTATCATTATAGCTGAAAATTTATATCCATTAAATTTACCATTTTGAATCAATGATAAATTTTTAATATTATAATTCAACGATAATTTATCATCAAATGCTAAATTATAATCTGATCTCTGTTTTGTTATAACTTTAATACCTCTAAAAAAGGTTTCAGCATATCTGTATTTAGAACCATATTCTAAAGTAGAATATTTTTGTTGTCTATCTATTGGAATATAAGCATTATTAAAATTAACTCTATCAACTGTAAAATAATCTGTAAAATTATCAGTATCTATATCTTGAAAATATCCAAGTGCTGGGGGTAATATTGAATTACCATCGAAATTATCGTATGCTTTTTTATCAAAATAACTCCACGATCTTAACACATCTGATTCTGTAAAATACTCAGGATATTTTGAAAGATAATACCATTCATGTGTAAATGAATCTGGATCCTGTATGATATTTTTAGATGATGGAGAAAAATTATGTAAACCAAAAGCACCAGAAAAATTCAATCTGTAATCCTTGTTTCTAAGATCCTTACCTTCCTTATAAACCCATTTATTTATGTAAGGTACAACTCTTGATATATTAGAAAGTTCTCTTATATAATTTTCCTTTAATCTATCATATTCATTTGTAACCGCTTCTGTCGTTGTTCCTTCAGGCGTATCATTCTGTAATATACCCTGTAATCTACCGAAACCAGTTTCATAAAAATCTCTTATATCAGGATGGTTTGCTTTATAAATATAATTACCACTTGCATCCTGTTCGTTATATTCATCTTCTTCAGCATACAGTTCTCCAAGATCAAAATATTCTGTTGAATAAAAATCAACATCAAAATCTCTTATTGGATAAAACGAAAATCTACCAAACTTTGGTCTAAACAATTCATATATTGATACTTTACTATTAGAATCATAATATATTTTATCACCTTTTAAAACAACACTTCTATAATTATTAAAATTACTGTATGTTGTTATGTTATTAAATTCATCATAAGTTCTTTCATCTAAATATGGTCCAATATTTGTAACCAAGGCATAACCAGTTTTAGTTTTTATGTATCTATCTGTATTAAATTTAAGTATGTCATCAACATGAATTTTTACTCTAGAATCTTTATTACCGCTACCACCTGCAAAGAAATTGTTAGTAGCATGTGTGTTAGGATATGGTTCTAAATTTATTGTAGATGATGATAAAACAAAATTTATAGAATTAAAATTAAAACCTTCTACAAGATTTTCAACTATTACGGTATCATCTACTGCTAATGCTTTAAATGTTTTTTTCGTACTTCTTATATTGTTTATTGCAGCAGCTAATGAAATTGCAACATCCTTTGGAGCACCAAATCTATTAAAAAATGTTTCATATGCTTCTCCGATATCATTATTTGTTTCTACTGCAGATACTTCTCCGATATAGTGTGAATCACCAGTTACAACAAGTGGTATTGTTCCTTCATAAAAACTTATGGTGTATCCATAATCCAATTCACCAATAATTTTAAACATAGCACCTGCACGACCACGACCAGATAAAGATATTCCTTTAGATGATGTTATCATTGGTGAGAATCCAGAAAATTTAGAAACATCAACTTCTGTATCTGCTATTCTAATCTGATTATCATTCCATACACTTCCAGTTTTAATGTTATGAAAATTATTTTCTTTATCTTTTACATAAAAATAACTAGCAATTGTATCGATATATTCAGGTTTTGGTAATGCCGTTATAGTATCTATATCATGCGTAAATAACAAAATACCCCTTTGGTTTGTTAAATTATATTCATTTACAAGCGTTTCAGAAACATCTGTTTTATTTATTGGATAAGGAGTTTGAGTTTTTTCTATTCTAGTTTTTCTAAAAAATTCTTCACCATCCAATAAAAAACTTCCTTCTTCATTATCAGTAACATAAAGACCAAAGTATCTATTTATTTTATAATTATCTGTAACATCATCATTGAATAAAAATTCTAAATTGATTAAATTTGCACTAACAATATTATTTCTTTCAAAACCCTTAGTTACAAAATATTCATCTTCCATAACTGTAGAATCTTTAGCAACCAAAGTATCATATAAACGTTCAGATACTGAAGTAAATCCGGATTTGTTATATGATATACCGTTATAATAACTTACTTCATTTTTATTAACATTTAGTGTAACAGATGAAATAGGAAATGCTTCATCATTTACGTGATTTCTTATATATTTACCTAAATTAGTTGTCTTTCTAAGATCAAATGTTTTTATTATTGTAGATTTTTTGATTACATTATCAATAAAATTGTCTGGGTCCTTTGCAGCAGCTTCATTTAAATTTTCAGTTGTTGCATTTCTACTGTTTATGTTAACAGGTCCTTCTATTTTAAATATCACGAAATAATCTGGAACATCTTTTTCCAACCATATTGGAGCAAAAATCGCCATATCTTCCGTGTATTTTTCTGATATTACTCGTCTGGCACCAGCTTTATAAAACATTTCAAACTGTTCAGTATATTTAGACATAACTGTGTTACTATCATTAGCTTGAAATACATCATACGCTAATTTTTTAGGAAACTGTCCCTTGTTATAAAAATTAAATAGATCAACGCTGTATTTAGAATTTGGATCAATCTTATAACCCTTAAATTTATTGTTTGAAAGAGCCTCGTTTGCACTGAATGATTCTAAATAAAGATCATCATTACTATCAACCATTAATTTTATATTGGTACTAAGCTTCGGATTAGTCGAAAGAAGTCCAAAACTGTAGTTAGAAAAAAATTGTTTGGCCATATTTATTTTTTGTTTACAATGTTAAATTATATATTAGAAAAATACATAAAGAAAAAAAAGGAGATCATTTAGATCTCCTCAATTGAATAAAGTTTCTATTATGATAGTATACCAAGATCTACTCTAGTTTCTAATATTGTTGGAGCTAAATTTTCTAAAGTATTTGAAACATCATCTATAGCAACCTGTAGTTGTCTACTTGGAAGTTGTTCAAGATTTAGATTATCTGATTTGTATTTAGCAAATATTTCGATGTCAAAAGAAAAAGTATCTCCAGCAACATCGTAAATATCAAATCCCATTCTTTTTGCATAAGTTACATTGGTAATTGATCCATTTTGAACTCCTGCAATGTTACCCAAACCTTCAGAACCTTTACCCCAATAATCTGTCATTCTAAATTGGAATATCAACGGTATTTTTAAAGAATTGTGTGAACCAAATTCTATTGATTTTAATGAAGTTGCATTTTTACCATCAACACAAATTGTTTCATGTGTATCAGTTGCTAAAAACATGTATGAACCACAAGTATATTTACCCAATAGATATTGATCATTTTCTTCAAAGGACGTTTTCAATGTTCTGGTAAATACAAGATCTGAACCATTTCCACCTGCAGTTAACATCTGAGCTCTTTTTGTTTCATCAGCAGAACCATCATAGATATACATATTTTGTTTTTTACCCAACTTGGTATTAGACTGTAATATTGAAAACTTAGAATGTCTAAACAACTGTACAGCTAATTCTGCAACAGTTTCTGTAGTAGGAGTAATACCTGTTATTTGTTCGTATACTGAATTGTATATAATTTCACTTTGAACAAACGGATGATCAATATGTACTTCTATTGTTTCATCAGGTATACCACTTGGATTAGATGGATCAAATTCAACATCTCTATATGGAACACCACTATTAAAAGCTGCGCCAAAAATGAAATCATCATCAGAAACTGATGCACCTGGAACAATTCTTCCATAAGAATATTCTGCTTCTTCTCCGTTTGTTATTGGAGTTCCCACATCTGTTCCACGATTAGTTGGTTCATTATGATAATAAAAACTTTCTTCTGCTGCAAGATCTTTAAATCTACAATATATGAATTGTGATTTAACCTGTGCAGCTTGATAAGGTGCTAAAACACCTATTTCATCTGTATTATCAGAATTGTTAGAATTTGTCAAAACAACAGGTACTAAATCATATTTTAATTTTGTATTATAAGTATCATCACTAGAAACATAAGAAGGATTACCTTCTATCGTTATATCGTTGTTTTCATAATATCCATATATAGCTGGAATTATATCAGGAGTATCTGCTTCAGATCTTTTAACTCTTTTAGTATAACTTCCAGGTAATCTAGATATCAATTCTAATGCAGTAGCTGCAATGTTTTCTAACTGTAAGAAAAATGTCTTACTAACAATAACACCCTTTTTAACATCCAATGTATTAACAATATCAGTATAATAACCTGCAAAGAATTTGTTTATTTGGTTTTTATTTATCTTAGTTTCATTACCATCTTCATCCAATATTTTAACAACAAGTGTACCTTTAACTTTCTTAAGAATTTCTCCATATTCTTGTAATTGAGTTGTCATTTCTATCAACTTATTATAAAGATCAATTGGTGTTTGTTCAGGAGATAAAAATCCTGATGCAATGTTTTGAGCTTGATGTGGATAATATTTTTCATTAGCTGTAAATGAATCTGATAGATGACTATCAATTCCCTTTGAATTTAATTCTTCCTGTAATCTAACTCTTGAAAGATCGATTTGGTTTTCACTTAATATATCTGTTACAATATTACTTGTAGTAAATTGATCTGGAAACTGAATTCTAATTATGTTTGACCAATCAGATTTCAAACCATTAGAAGGCCATCCAGCTTCAGATACTGACATTACTTTTACTTCAAGAATTTCACCCTTTCTTATCGGTATATCAATCGTATTTATATTGTATTGATCTGCATTTTCAACATCTTCAATTTCCCATTCATATTCGTCTGTATCAGGATTATATACTCTATTTCTTACCTTACTTTCAGTTCTTTCCCATGGAGAAAATGCTGCTCTTCTTTGAACATCACCATCAGTAAAATCCAATTGGTTTACTGGATTAGCCGCACCATCAAGAGATAGATACCTATGTTCTGTTATGAATTGAACTATCTGTTGGAATCCAGTTTCTGGAATACTTTTTAGATCTGGATATTCGAAATAACCTCTTGCTCTATATTTAGGAATAAAAGATGTTAATGAACCGCTTTTAGCAAGTGCTTCTATTTCTTTAACAATAGATGAATACAATTCAGTTTTAGTATTACGTTCTGTTATTAAAGCTCTTTCTTCGTTTTTATCTGATTGTCTTTCTTGTTGATTACCAGAATAGTTCTTTGTTGCTATCAATTCTCTTTTGGCTTTTATAGCATCATCTAATTCCTTCAATTCAGAAAGAATTGTAATTTTTTGATTCTGTAATTCTATAAGATCCTTAACTGATTGATTGTTTTCAAGATGTTGATTTATTTTTAAAACACTTACATTTTCACCATTTAATACTGGAGCATCAGGAATGATTCCCAATATTGCAGGTGGTAATTTGTCTTTCGCAAGATTAAACAAATACGTACTAAAATCAGTAACCTCTGTTCTATAATACTGCTCAAGACTTTGTTCTAAACCATTTATAGTTATTTTTAAATCATTTGAATAAAATGCAACACCTGGAGACCAATTTTTAGAAGATATTTTCGATACAGGATCTATAGGTTTAACAAATACTACACATCTTTCATTGAATCCAATTCCTATTTGTCCTTCAACGAAGTTGTCTTGTTCTGAATAAAATATTAATGTATCAGCTCCTATTGGAATTGTTCTATAACCTTCTATCAACTCTAATACAACGCTATTTGTTGATGTATCTACACTTTTTATTATATATCTTGTATCTCTTATATCACCAGCAACAATTAATGAATCTCCAATTTTAAGATTCATTGTATCTAAAAAGTTAGATCTTGTATCTGTATATGATAATTTATTTAATGTATATACTTTTCTTTTAAGATTAACTGTAATTCCGTTTATTTCCTCTTCGGTTGTTGTATCAGAAATTCTTATAACATTGAATCCACCCTTAAATCTAACAGTTCTTGGTGGAACATCAATTATATCTCTATCTGGAATGTATGCTATACCATTTGATATCAAATCAGATAAAAATGTTACATAATCGACTTCATTTCTACCAATGTAATTTTCTTCAAACCACGTTCTTTTAGCAGCATTATCTAAATCTAAAATAAATCTATAAACTTCAATTCTTTCTATATCTCTTGGAACCTTACCAGTAAGATCTAAAGATATGTATAAATAAGGATTTATAAAATTTTCAAAGAAATAATTATCTTTGATATTAAAATTACTAACAGTATTTAATTCTGTAACATCATCTGCTTCACCCTTGATGTTAGAAATCATAATATTTCTAAATTGACCATCAGATAATTTTATACTACTTTTACCACTATCAACGTTAACCAAACTTCTAAAGTTAGTTTCTAAAAGTTCCAATTTGTTTTTAAGATAACCAAAACTCGGTACAAACATTCTTCTGATATTATTATTATTATCAACGACGTCTATAGCAACAGTTTCTTGATCACTGGTTATTGCCTCAGTTATTTTTTCAAAACCTTCTAAAGAATTATTATAAAGTCTTAAAAGTTCTGGTAATATTGTAGATATACTATTTACGGATTTATCCATCTTTTTAATTTAAGTTTATTCTGTACTGTGTAATTCTTTCCATTTATCATATATTTCCTTACTATCAGTTAATTTATATTTTAAATGAATATCTAACATTTGTTTTCCTGCATCATAATTAACATTAAAATGTTTACTTAGTTCATATAGTGTCCAAGCATTATCTATCTCGACATTGTATTTTGCCATAATATCTAAAGCTTCTTTTGCTGATTTTACATCTGGACTACTACTTCTTCTTGGATCTTTTGGTTTGACACCAGTATCTTGATATGTTATTAAATTCTTTCTTTCTATTTTTCTTCTTCTAACAGCAGCTCTCATAAACAATTCTACTTCATGTTCCATATCAGGATTAGTTTTTATAAAATTATCCATTTTTTTGATTGTATTAGACATAAAATGTGTATCAGTTTTTTCAGCATCCCTTTCTTTACCTTTCATGGCACCTTCGACCTGACTCATATAAGTTGATTTAACCTTTTCAGCATCTTTTTCGAAATTATCAAAAATCCATTTTTCTTCATCTTCTGCTGATTCATATTTTTCTCTATTTACTTCGATTGTACCCTTTAATTTAAATATTCTAACTATTTTTTTAAGCCATGGATTATCACCTGCTAAAACATCAGCTTCTACTTCGTATTTTTCTGCATTATCTATAAGTGGTGCTTGTTGTTTTTTTAATACTTTAATAATATCACTAATATCAGGAACATGTTGTTTACCCAAAATTTCTGTTTCAACTTTTTCTCTCATTTGTGTAGCCAATTCAGCAGCTTTAAGTCTGTTAAAATTTGCTTTTCGCATTGTTTTTTTGATCTTAGGTGAAGTTATTATCCAACCTTTTAGTTTTCTCAAAAACTTACCCTCATTCAAAAAATTTATAGCTTTTTCTAAATCCTCAATAGAATTTATATCTATATTTTCATAAATGTAAGAATCGTCCTCTGTTATTTCTTCAAGTGTTCTAATATATTTCATATCTTATTATTTAATTACATCAAAATCAAATGTATATACTCTTTCATCTAAACAAATCAATTCAATTATCGGTTTTGTATCTATAAAATCACTGGTAGTAAGAGTAGAAATTAATTTACCATATTCTCCCAAACCAAAATTATCATTTTTATCTGTATAAATTTTAATTGAATATCCATTCATTTCTAAATCATTAGGAAATACAAATCTAACAACTTGTCCTTTTTTAAATCTAACAATGCTATCATCAATATATATTGACATATTATTTATTGCAGAATTTGTAACATATATTCTACACATATTAGTAAAATTAACCAATTTTAATGTTACTGTTAAATTATAAACATTTAAATCCAATTCATTTCCACTTTCGCTATCAATTATATTATCTCCTATATCATATACTGTGTTTAAAGTATAACTTTGAGATGAATTATTAACTATAACTCTATTATTAACGCTTTTATCCAATATTATTCCATTACCCCCTTGCATTACATCACTATTATATGATATTTCGACAGATGTTTGTCCATTAATAAAATTTTGAAGATCTTGTGCATTTGATGCTATAAGATCCAAAATAGATGTACTGTCAGCAAATGCTAATTGTGCATTGTTTACCATAGTTTCAACTGCATTCATTCTTTCACTTAATGATTGAATATCATATATAGCATACGCATTGGTTTCCAAAGCAGTAAGTCTTTCCTTCACATCTTCTATTTCAATTGCATTGTTTGTAAACAATTTTGATGCTTCTTGTAATTGGGCAGTTGCTTCTGAAAACAATCCCATTGAAAAATTGTTGTATTCGTTAACAATAGTAAATATACCATCATTACTTATAGATACATCATTTTTCATATTTATACTTAATCCATAAGAATTACCATTCAATCCTGTAACAGTACTTGGTTTAAATTTTTGAAATGTTTGTATGTAACCACCTTCTGATGTTGGAATAACATTATCTAAAAATAAAACACCATATAAATTTGTTGCTCTATCACTAACATCTGAAGTATTATAAATATCATAATAAATTAAAATAGCATTAAATTCAAAATGTGTTGAATTACCAGCTCCATTATATTGTTGTATTGTTGTTATAATTGGATCGTTTACAATATCGTAATAATTACTTGGTTCAAAATCCAAACTTATACCATCCAAACTTGATCTTCTATATGCAACGCCATTTGCTCCTTCATCATAATCAGCCCAATATTTTTTGATATCAGTATTTAATGGATTATCAAATTCTGTTAATTCTGTAAAATAACTGTTTACATTTCCACCTACAGGTGGTTCATTGTGCCAGTTTGCATTTGGGTCTGTATATACAACTGATGAATCATAATCATAAAAAGCATTTTTACTTAATCCATCTGGATGAATTGTTGTTGCACTTCTTCCATGTAAATATTCTCCTTCACCTGTTATTACAAGATTAGGTTTGTAATTATCGTCACTGTATGCATCAAACAAAATAGTTGGAGTATGTCCAACCTGTGTGGGTATCCTTATATATAACTCAGTGTATGTTTCACCAGCTTTTTCAACTGAATTCATTATATCTAGATCACCTACATATTGAACTACTCTTGAATATCTTTCAGTACCTGTTAAAACAGTATTTTCTTCTACAAATTTTGATCCAGTTACACCTCCACTCTTTTCTCTAGTATTAGCATCTCTGAATCTAATTGCACCAGTTTCTTTGAGCCATTTAAAAAATATTCTTTCTGATATACTTTTCTTTATTGTACTATCATAATCATCATCTGATAGCATCAAGGCTTCCATATTCATGACATAACTTTGTAAACTAGTACTTAAATCTACATTAAGATCACCAGAAAGACCTCCATTCCAAATCATACCATCTATGGTATTTAACTGCATATAATTTTCGTAATGACTAAATGTTGAAAAATCTAACTTATCAAAATTAGGTATCTTTAATGCAACAAATTTAGAATATTCAAATTTTAAATCTTCATTCGCCTTTACCTTTGTTTCATCCTTAGCTGCTGAAGAAAATGCATAAAATGTTCCTCCGTTTACTTGTAAAGTTCTAATTAATGGTGTTATTGGCATATCTTATGTTTAATTCATATATTTTATTATATATCCAAAATTAAATTCATAACATATTATTTTAATATATTAAATGCTTGAAACTGTAATATATAAATTGAAAATCATTTAAATTAAAAATTAATGGCTCTTTATATAACTACAACAACTGGAAATTCTGCTACACTTACTGATCTTGGTGAAAGAATTATATCAGCAGGTACTTCTGATTACAATATTACTGATGAATTTAGAGCCGAAAGATTAAGAACATCAATTTCATTAGCAACATCAATTTATAATGGTGAATGTTATATAATAGATGATTATGGAAAAGTCATCGATGCTCAAGACAGTTTACAAGAAACAATAGATCTTTTAGAAACGGCCGGTATATTACCCATATATACAGATAGAATAAGTGCTATAACAAGTGGAAACTATTATGTAGGTTTTAATAAAGATACACTATGGGAAATTACAAAATATACAAATGATGGCAGTTTGACAGAAAACCGAGCTAACAAACAAAACAATGGAAGCTATGATGATTTGACAACCGCATGGACTGATAGAACAACGCTAATATACAATTAAATATATAAATTAATAAAAAACATTTATAAGAAAAAATATATAATAAAAAATAATTAAATTATGGCAGTAAGTGCAACAGATATTTCTATATCAAATACAGGTAACATTAGATGGACCGGTAATGCTACTACACAGTATAGCGTTTTAGAGTTACACAGATGGTTAGGTGACAAAGCTGATGATGCTCAAGCGTCAGGAGATGATATTTTAGATATCACAAAAGCTACTCCGTCAGAGAGATCTACGGATAACATTATAACACTAATAAACAGTTATAACATCGATGATACTGTGGCACAACACCTTTATGATGGGTCAATATCTCAAGATACTGGTAATGTTGTATATTCAGGAATTGTTGTATCTGGTAGTTTCTTTGATGCAACTACAGAAATTATGATTATACAAGACAATAAAGTTCTTACTAATTATTGGGGTACTGGTATCAATACAGTACCAGCAGATAACGTTCTGTTAAGATGTATGGTAAAAACAAGAACTGGAGGTACTGATATTGACGGTAAAAAACTTCGAGTTGTAGCAAGAGAATTAGGTAGTGTATTTGCAGAATTTAGTTTTACGGCTGGATTGGGTAACTCTTTCCCTGCACTTTTTGCGTCAGCAGATCTTAACAATGTAACATCACTTGCAACAATTGCAGGTTGGACTACAATAACAAATGTAGAAGGCTATCAGGCTATTGATCTATTGAATGGAGCTGGTAATAGATATTACTATTCTCAATGGAATAAAGCAGCTTTAACAATTAATCAACTTTATGAAAGAACAAAATGGATTTCTTCAAGAGCTCCTCTCGAAGATGGAAATACACAAGCTGATCAAGATAACGCTTTAGGTAACGGTACCATAACAAGACAGGGAAATTCTTTCTCTGTAGGTTCTAATAATGTATATATGCGCAGGTTTCGTGTACAATTAAAAGTAGGTGCAGGATCTCCTACAGGTAATATGACCGGTAAATTATATAATGTTGATCCAGTAACTGATGGTTCAGATGAACCTGATGGTGCAGCATTAGCTACGTCAAACATTATTCCAGCTGATAGAGTAACATCAGCATATGCTGAATATGAATTTGTATTTGATACTCCATATGAATTAAGTGCAAATACAGTATATTGTTTTGAAGTAGATTATACAGGAGATGGTGGAAACTATGTTGAAATATACGGTAATTCAACAGATTACCATCCAGGTAATAGATTTGATCATGATGGTAGTTATAATGCAGATATAACAGAAGATCTTTGGTTTGAAGTTTATACTTCTTTTGAAATACACGGAATACCAGGAGAATTATTTAGAGGTATTACTCACGAAATAGATTGGGATGCTCAATCCGGTGCTACATTTGATGAAAATGAAATAATATCATGGGGTACAGGTGTAACAGCCGGAACGGGTTTGATACTTGCAGATTCAGAAGCAGGTTCTGATGGTGGTCAAACAGGTACATCATGGATACAATTACTTTCAGGAGTTGCACCAACAGATGGTATGTATCTAACTGGTGGAACATCAGGTACTAATGCAAGTGTTGATGGTTCAGTTACATCTAGAACTCTTCCACCAGCATTTTTAGGTACATCTACAGGTTCTGCAATCATTGGTGCTTTCGGTATCGGTATTGAAGCTTTAGATTTAACAAGTAATGATAAACTATTTGATTTAACTAACACACAACAAACTCCACCTAACCAGGTTACTTTTACAGTATTTGGTTTAGAAATTGGAGAAGATAGAATTCTAGTTGGTCCTAAAGCTGGAGGTAATGATTTTGATTTTGCTCAAATGGCACTTGCAGTTACTCTTAATACAGGAAGTGAAACTACACTTGAAGTAGGTGCATCAGAAATACCAGCTGATACAAATCAAACTGGAATACTTAGAGTTGAATTGGATACTGGTATAATAAGAAGAATAGCTTATTCAGCACATAACAGTAATAATCAATTTACAATTGCTGATGAAAGTTGGTCAGATCCAGATGATGCAACATCAGGTAATGATGTTATGATAGCATACATAGATAAATTAGCAACATCTGAAGACGAAACATTCCAACTTATTTATGATGAAGATAGAACACTATGGATTAGAGTTAGAGATGGTGGTACTGCAGGAGATGCAGAACCTATTAAAACATTTGAAACATCAGGTGCTTTAGGTGTATCTGGAGGTTCAGCGACTGCAATTAGAACAACCGATGCATAATATATTAATAACAAATTAAAAACGATTCGATCCCCCTGTAATTTTATGGGGGGATTTTTTCGCAATACAAATAAAATAAATAATGGCACTAACCATAGCAATTGAAGGTAAACAAGTTATAGCAAATTGCGATGCAATAAATGATACTGCTGGAGGCTCTTGGTCTGAACAAGGAGGTGGTACAATTTCATTATCTGAAGATGTATTTTTAATTGGTACTGCATGTATAAGCGGTAAATATGCTGGTAAAGATGGTTTTCATCAATATGATTTAGGAGGAGGCAATGAATTAGATTTTACAGCGTCTACAGGTACTGAAGCTGGTCAATGTATCTATATATGGATTTCTATGACAGCTTTGGGTACATTAGATACTCTTTCTACTTTTCCATTGTGTATTAGAGTATCAAGTGATGCGCCAGGTACTTCTAATTATGTAGATTATTTAATAGCTGGTAATGACGATAAAAACGGTTGGGCTGGTGGATTTAAATGTTTTGTAATTGATCCAACAAAAACAGGATCAAGGGTATCTGGTACACAATCAACTATAATAGCATCTGTTAGAACTCTTGGCATCTGGATAGATTGTTCAGGATCTGCAAGAGCTGATAGTATTTTTATTGATCAAATATCAGTTGGAAGTGGGTTAAGAATAACTGGAACAAGTACTACTGCATGGAGTGATACTGTAGAATATTGTACTGCATATGCTACAAGAGGTTGGGGAATGTTTCAAGAAAGAGAAGGAATTTATTATGCTTACGGTAAAATGTATATTGGTGATGAAACAAGTCAAAGTGCTGCAGTTTCTTTTGCTGATCAAGGAAAAATTATACAATTTGGTACATCTGAATATTATCAAGGAGGTGAATGGAAATCATCTGTTTCTATTGATTTTAGTGGATTAATTATAGAAGATCATGCCGATCATACAACAACATTTACTGATGGAGTTATAGTAGGTTCAGATAATGGTCGTGCAGGAACAGTTTTTGCAGGTAATTCATTTATGAATGTATCCTTTGATTTATATGGAAGTAATAATCTTGCTTCACTTACAGCACTGTATGGAACACAGTTTAAAGATTGTACAGGTATTCTCAATAGTGGAGATGATTCAGATCATAAATTTTTAGGTGTATCATTTGCAGGATGTTCACAATTTGATCCTGTAGGAGCTCCTGTTATTAGAAATGCAATTTTTGCAGAAACATCAGATCCAGATTCAGCTCTTTTATGGAATGAAACTATAAATATACAAAATACTAAATTTATATCAAATACAATAGGAGCTGCAATAGAAATACCATTTGTAAGTGGTACCGATTTTGAATATGATTTTATAGATTTGTCATTTTCAGGTAATGATCCATATGATGTTTATAATTCAACTGCTAATGATATAATAGTTAATAACATTGGTTCTAATGCATCAACATATGTTGGAGATACAGGATCAATCGTAACGTTTGTAACTGATCCTGTAACAACAACAATAACAGTTAAAAATGTTAATACTCAAGCTATTATAGAAGGTGCCAGAGTACTTGTTGTTGTTGCTGATGATTCAAATTTTCCATATCAAGATTCTGTAACTATAGTATCAAGTGGAACAACTGCAACAGTAACACATACAGCACATGGTTTAATAACAGATAATGAAATATTGATTGCAGGTGCAAACGAAGATCCATACAACAGTGCAACAACAATAACAGTAACAGGAGATGACACATATACTTATACAATGTTAGAAGATCCTGATAGTCCTGCAACTGGAACAATAACGGCAACAATGGTAATAATAGATGATTCTACAAATGGAAGTGGAATAGTAACTGATACAAGAACATTATCAACTTCTCAACCGATAACTGGTAGAGTTAGAAGTGCTACATCATCACCATACTATAAAAATTCTCCTATATCAAGTACAATAGACAGTGATGCAGGTGTATCTATAACTATTTTATTAATACCAGATGAATAAACATTATAAATAATACGCATATAATATAAAATTTAAAATAATGGAGAAAAAAACATATGAACAACTTGAAGCAGATCTTTCTCAATCTAAACGAATGCTCGATAGTGCCAATAGAACAATAACACATGCATTAAAAAGATTAGATGAATCTGAAAAAAGAAATATGCAATTAGAAGTACAAATTCGACAAACCTTTGAAATGAAAGGTTCAAATGAATCTGTATTTCAAAGTACATTACAAAAAGTAAACGATCTAAATAACTCATTACTCGAGGAAAATGATAAATTAAAAAACAAAATTCGAGAATTAAATGGCAATAACAGTAACATGGGGAACTAGAGTAATAAATGTACCTAAAAATGATATGACTCTAATACAGTCAGATCCAACTGAAATTAGAGAATTAAATCTTAATAGTTTTAGACTCACATTGAAAGATTTAGAAGATGGAGTAGAGGGTATGCCATTTCCAGATACACATAACCATAATACAGAAGTATCATTGGGTGGACTTACATATGCCAGAGTTGTTGAAATAATAAACGGTTATACAGTAACATTTGAGGATGGTGCATACGCTGTTAATTTAGTAGGTGCAAATTCAAATGTAGGTGATAATGTAAATGTTAATCAAGTATCTGTTCGTTCTCAAAATTCAGCAGGATTGATTTCAAGTCCTGATATCGAATACGCATCATTTAATGGAGGTGTTACAATCGATACTACAACATCAAATACTGGTACAATATTTCCTGCAGGAACTGAACAGAAAAAAGTAAACAATATTGCAGATGCATTACTTATTGCAGCATACAGAGGATTCAATAAATTATACATACACAGTGATTTAGAAATAGGATCAAATGGAGATTTAGCAAACTTTGTATTAGAAGGTCAAAGCCATGTAAAAACGAATATTGATATATTAACATATGCTGATGTAACAAACGTAACCATAGTAGATTGCAATGTAAGTGGAATTTTAGATGGAAACAGTGAAATTAGAAAATGTGTAATTGAAAATTTACAGTATGTCAATGGACACATACACGATTCAGGTTTATCAGGAATAATACTTCTCGATGGAAACATGGACGCATACATAGCAAACTGTACACAGGTTGATATGAATATCATACCTATAATAGATATGGGTGGTTCTGGTCAAGATCTATTAATGCCAAACTACACTGGATTCATACGTATAGAAAACTTAACAAGTAGTAACAGGGTTGGAATAAGCATGACTGGTGGAAGAGTTGTATTGGATTCTACAACAATTACAAACGGTATAATAAATGTTGGTGGAATTGGTAAGGTTGAAGATGAATCTGGAAATCCCATAATTACAGGAACCTGGAATGGTGGAGTAACTGTAGTAAACAATACAATAGATGCTTCAGTAGAAGAATCAAAAAATTGGTCTGAAATAGCAGCAAGAAACGCACAACAATAAAAAAGCCCCCATTCAATCATGAGGGCTGGCTTCATACTTAATTATGAAGTGGGCTTTTATTACGATACCGTATAACCATTACCACCAACTACATACCATTCTTTAGCACTTACTGAGTTAGTTACTATCATGAGTTTAACAGATTGACCCAAAGTATCTAATGTAACCTTTGTTCCACCAATCAATGATGCTGTTCCTGCTGGAACTATATCTACATCATTTCCCATAGCTTCTGCTGCAACAAAAACTACTTCTTGTCCAATTTCTCCGTCATAAAGACTTATAGTGTTTGCAGTTCCTGTTGAATTTCCAACTCTATAAACATAGTTGTCAGGTGCAGTTGATGGTGAACCTATCGATAAATCTGTTGTTATTGTAGTAGATTCTATGTTGTTTTTATTTAATAATCCTGTTAATGTAACATCTCCATTAAATGTAGTTGCTGCATTAAACGTTGCTCCACTTCCAGTAACATCAAACAATGTACTAGAAAGTCCAACTGTTAATGTATTTGAAACGAGCGATGTTAAATTATCTATAATTCCACTTGAAGGATCAAAGTAATTTTCCATTAGGTTTATTTCATTAACCACGACATCAAAATTAGAATTTAATGTTATTCTTGAACCTGAAATAGAATCTGTTCCTAAAATTTCCGTTACACTTATACTCATAATCTTTTATTTTTAATTTTAAATAGTAAATTTATTTATGTTATGATTTTTTAAGTCTTAATTAAAATTTAATTTAACAGGGTTTAACATCAAACCCAATATTGGCTGGTTTATAAAAACATCACCAATTACTTTTCTTAATATATTTCCTGCTGCATTTATATCAGCATTAATTAATATACCTTCTTTACTTTTATATAAACCTCTTTTTATTCGTTTACCTAAATATTTATCATGTTTTTTAATTTTTTCCTTATTTATAAATGAACATTTAGAAGTATAACTTTCTTCCTGTAAAATTAAATTTATATTGTATATATTACATTTACTTTCTATTTTTTTTATAAAATTTAAATAAGGAATTTGAACAAATTTCTGATTATTTTTTTTACCCATATTAATTTTATTTTTCCAACCTTTGTTATAACCCAATACAATATTTTTATTTTTATATTCTATACATTTTTTAATTATTTTGTTTACAATTTGATTCATATAATTATCTATAAAATTTTCTCTTTTTCTAAATAATTTTTGTAAATAATTCGATATATTTTTATTATTTAATATTTTAAGTATTGATTGTTTTTTTGCTAATTCTTTATTGTACCATCTATTATATGATTTTAGAGGTTTACCATTCATTATAAATGAATGCCCAGATGTATCAACGCAACTAGCAAAATTATCTATACCTAAATCGATAGATAAATAATTGTTTTTATTTAAGTCATAATTTTCATTTTTTTTATTTTCTTCATATATTATATACATCTTAAAATATTTACCATTATTAAATGGTTTTATAATAAGTTGTTTAAATTTACCATCTAAATTATAAGAAAATGGTATAGTAAGATTACGATTGGATATTGTTCTTTTATATGTTATAGATTTACATAAATTAAACATATTATTTTTTAAAATTGCATTTTGATTTGTAAATATTATATTAAATAATCCATTTTTCTCTTTATATTTTGGTATATTTATTTTATCATGATACTGACCGTTTTTCTTTTTTCTAAGTAAAGCAAAAAATGATCTAAAGTTTTTATCAACTAATTTAAGTATTTGTTGTGCAGATTGTGAAGGTAGAAGTTTATAATTTTCATTATTTTTAACTTCTTTTTCTAATTCTTTCAGACCGATATATTTATTTGTATTAAAATAAAACTGACGAATAAAATATAGAGAATAATTATAAAGATTATTACTGTATTTACTATAATCATATAATATCTTATAATCCTTTTTAGTTATTTTTCTTATCTCTTGTTTTAATGTTCTCATATATAAGTTTCTTATATTATATATCATTTAAACATTTATAATTATTCTATTATTAATATATTTTTATTTAGATTTTTTGTATTACCATTTGTATCGTTAAGTTGTAAATCTACAGAATATTTTCCTTTTATTTTAAAAAGTAATGGTAATATTTTTTGTTTATAAATTTTCGTACCAAATGCAATATCATCTAAATTTGTAACTGTCCAAATTGGATCAGTTTTACCTGGAATTTTACAATTATCGTACGTAAATGTTATGAAACTTGCTGGTGATAATTTAGCATAATTGTGTAATACATTAATTTCATTCCATCTTATATTATTAGTTATACTGTTTCCATAAACTCCAATCAAAACATCACCAGTAGAACCTGCAACATATTCAAAATCACAACCCTTACCCATATATTTTCCAACTGCTAAAATATACTGTGGATCATCTAATTCATCATATATACAGTTATAATTATATTTAGATATTATTGGATCAACACTTGTATTCAATTCATCCTTTGCATTTTCTATATCAAAAGATAAAAATTGATGGTATCCAGTATCTGTTCCATCATATATTTCTAATTGTCCCTGTCTATATACATCTAATATTTGAAAATAAGCTGGTGAATCTCCTGCTATTTCCGTAGCATCCCACCATAGATGAGTTGAATCATCCCATATTACAGTATTCATATTAACCCATTGATATGGTCCAGCAAAATTTATATCAAGATCTTTAGTATATATAGTTACACTAGTATCTGGATTAGTTTTATCCATCAATGGAATAAGGTTTGATCTATCTCCAGCAATATACCAACTCATATCAATATTACTTATTTCAGTATTATTTATAAGTGGTAAATTCCAATATGAATTACAATCATTCCATACATCATTTTTGACATTATTCCATATATAATTTCTATCTATGTATCGATAATAACCCTTAAAATCTATTTCTTTTGATTTTACTTCTATATAATCAGTTTTAGTTTCACTAGATACATTATTAAATGCATCATAAAGTTTCATTTCAACTGTATATATTCCTTCATGTGGAAGATTTAATGGTAATTCATTATATTCGTATAACTGTCCTCTAACTGTATAAGAAAATTCTGGTGTTGTATCTTCTGCTTTATAAACAATCCATTCTATATCATAAAAATTATTGCTTTCTAAATTATCCCATGTATATAGTGTTGATAAACTGAATGTATATTTTGTAAGTTCTGAATCATTTGGAAATGAAGCATCTATTGTTAATGATTCAAAATCAAATTGAACCTGTTGTCCAGCAACCTCTAATCCTTTAATTCTAAATGTTGGATCTTCACCTGGATCTAATCCAACAACACTTGGATGAAATTTATCCCAAGGTGCTCCATCAGAAGTCATTGCTGCATACCATGCTGTTACTAATGCTTCTGCTATTTCTAATGCACCATCACCACCCAATGCAACATGTTGAACATATTCTCCACTAATTTTATCTCTTATTCTAAATATATCATTTACTGAAGGATTTTTCGGTACAAAATCATATATATGATTTGCATTACTATCCAAATCTCTCCATACAACATTTGTTTCATCCCAGGTAATGTTAAAACTTGTATTCTGTAAAACTATCGGATATCCTACTGATATACCTTCCTTATCTGGAAGTTCATCTAATGTATCAAGATTAGGATAATAGTTATCCCAATATGCTAACAATACACTAGCCAAAGTTTCAACAGTATGACTTGAATCTGCAATCACCTGTGAAAATATATGTGGAACACTCCAAGGAGTTTGTTCAGGTACATCAAGATCCGTTATATCTCTTAGATCCATTATGTAACCGTACGTATCTGGAATAACTGTAAACGTTGCATCTATACCAACATCAATAACATCAGTAACACTTATTGCTAAATTTGCTCTTATTTTTGATTTATGAAAATAATCTGATTCACCAGATATGTCAAGTATTCTAGAATTAGAAGATAAAAAATCTTCTTTCAATTTATTCTTTAATCCATAAAGTTTTATAAGAGCTTCTTCTAAAGTATATTCAAAAACTTCTTCTACCAAGGGTAAATCGTGTTGATCAAAAAGACCATCTCTAATTTTATTGATTCTATAATACAAACCAAACAAAGAAGTTTTTTTAAAATTTTTATTTGGCATGTTTGTAGAATCATTATTATAATCTACTCTATCATCAAATATATCTATAACCTTAGTAGATTTATATTTACCATATCTTGGAGAATCTATGTTAACATTTTTCCAATATTCTTTAATAACTAAGTTATTATAACCATAATATTTAATACTATTTATCAAACCTTTATAAGATCCTCTGTATGGAATAATATTGCTTCCTTCTAATAGTATTTCTTTTTTCTTATAATTAAGTATTTCAAAATCTGGTTTTCCTTCGTTCATATCAGAATCTTTGAATAAAGATACATCTTTTGTTAAAAAATCGTAACCCAAATTGTTACATAGTATTGATAACCTTTCATCTTCTGCTACTGTTTCTCCGTATATCTGTATTCTTGCTATGTCTGTTCCTGTGTTGTTATCAGTTATCAATAAATATCTTTCATAAATGTCTTCAACATCTGAACTTATTGCAATATTTATTTGAATCTGTTCATCTGTTAATACTGTTGTAGATTTTAATCCACTTGTATCGATACTTTCGTTATAATCAACATCAAGGATAACATCTATTTGTGCGTATGTTTCTATGTATGGCGTTTCTTCAGTTACATCAAATTGATACAAAAAAATCTTTTCTGTATTATCATCTTCCCACTGAAATCTAAGTTCATTTATATCACCAGTTTCAACTGTATAGCCTGTTGTCACATTTGGATTTCCAGTATGAGGTTTTGCATAAACAATTTTACCAGTTGCTGTATCAATAAATTTTTCAACTATAAATAAACTTTCTACCTCAAACAATCCAACAGACACTCGTGGTAAGTGTATACTGCCTCCCCATAAGCCATTAGTGTATGTAAAATTACAGGGTTTACCTTCTTTGGTAAAAAAGAATAGATTTTCGTAAGCCATTAATTTATCTTTTTATAATTCTTATTAACTGTAAAATTTTGAAAAACTCTTACTATCTTTACACTTTCGATTAAATTAACCATTATATCATTTATGTATGTAATAAATCCACTTATGTTTTCGTTTCTAAAAAGATAATTTGATAAAGTTTTTTGCATTAAAACATTAGAATAATCAAATCCTTCGTTTAATAAAACTTCATTTTGTGTTTCGGATATATCATAAAGACTTTCACTCATTTTACTTTAATTTCTTATATTTATTCTTCTGTAATTCTGTCAATTTATCTTGGTTCATTTTATTATAAAGATCTAACTTTATCTCTTCCTTAAATATGATATTAAGAGATGAAAGTTTTCCAGTTTCTGGATATGTTTCATAAAATTTTCCGTTTCTATCATACCAGTTTCCTCTTATTATGGGAAGTTCTCTTTCCTTTATAAGTATATCTCCAAATTCATCCAATCCCAAATTAGGATCTTCACCAACAGCCAATGTAACTTTTTCCTGCGATACAATTTTTCTTAATCTTGTTACTGAATCAAATCCCCAAACAGTTTTCATGTAATAACCGTTTGTTATTGCTTCTTCGTTTTCTTGTGATACAAATGTTACATTAACAGAATCAACTCCTTCTACATTTTCAGCTAAAGCAACTATATCTGATCTAGGTATTTTATCTCTTCTTTTAATATTCAAAAAATATTCATTCAATCTGGATCTTAATTCACCTTCAATATATTCTTTTCCAGGTTTATCGAAATATCTAAGTATAATATTTAAATTATATCTTTTAATTATAGGTTCTATAAAAATTAATTCAGTACTTGTTGCTTGTCCACCATTTTCAGTTAGTGTTGTTTTTATAAAATTTATTTCTTGACTATTCAATGTGAATTCACTTTCATCTATTATAAAATAATCTGTATCAGATGTTAATTTTTTGTTTATATCTGGTAACAAATACAGATATATGACATTATCATCATCCAAATATTCATCATTAAACGTTGTATATGCATCTATAATAGAAAAATAATTATA